GATGCAGTTCTGACGCGTTCACGAGTATCTTCATCTGCTCCTGAACGCTTCAGAACTGCATCCAATACTCGCCCTGTTGCACGACTGCCAGCGATTCCAGCAACTCTCTGCTTCCTACTTGAACCACTTCTTGCCCCAGAAGAGAGCTTTGGAGACTCCCTTCTAGTTATTGGATTCAGTCTTCTCTCAAGTCTTCTTCCAATTGCACCACTTTCAAGGATGATGTCGTCGGTTTCCGTCGGAAGGAATTCACCATCATCCGCAAACTTAGTAAGTTGACTTTCTGTCATTCTTATGCGTGGCCGCTTATCTATTCCTGCGTGGAACTCAACTGCAGCATCTTCAACATCCTTGAGTATTGCTTCTATTGACTTTCTAGCAACAACATCAGCTACTGCTGGGTCTAGTGATTCCCTCGACATGTCGTTCATTACATCTCTTGGACTCTCACCAGCCATGACGCGCTTGGTATCTTCAAATGTCATATTTGCCCTGGTGGCTCTTAAAACTTTTCTTTCTTCGCGCGTCTGTGGGACGCCAAGAACTTCACGCCCTGCAGTTGGGTCCGACGCAGAACCTACTGACGTCATGCCACTTTCTGACACATAGTCTTCAGACGGTGGTTCACCAAAAGAACCGCCAGCGCTTATTACTTCACGCTTGACTTCTACGTTCTTGTCTTCGATTTCTACGTCACGCTTTGGTCGTGATGGAGTAGAAGAAAGACCGTTCTCCCTTCTTTGCGCAACATACTTATTGGCAACTCTGTCAATCTTCTTCTTGGTCCCCTTTGCGTGCCTCGATACGCCAGAACCTTCTTCGCCTATAGATGCAGAAAGCCTGTCTAGAACATCAACGACATTATCCTGCTCTTGAACGCGGACGACTACTGTTCCGTCAGGCTTTACATCAACAACTTTCATTTTTCCTGGAGGAAGAATTAAAGCCCCTTCTTGACCGAGTTCTGTTTCATTAGTCCTGAATAGACCTTTATCACCCTTAGATACTTGCACTATTACGCGAGTCTTTTCCTTACCGGCACGAGTAACCACATCGCCATCAGGGTCACGCACTTCTCCTGGCTTATGTGGTGATTCATCAGTGATGATTCGTCCACTTACAAAACCTTGATTATCGAAGTTCTCGCTTATGTCTTTAAATCCGCTCTCTGTTACACCAAAATAAATCTCTGCTTCGATTTCCAGGTCATCAGGGATGGATGACTCATCTATCGCTTCCATTGCTGGAATAAGGACTTTCTGGATTTGGTCTTCGAGTGATGCCGTATCGCTTTCTGGAGACAGGTTTCCAGCACTTCTTTGCGCCCTTCGATAACTGCGGTTAATACTCTTTACTGCCGCTACGTTGCTGTCTGGGTCAAGAAGATTCCCCACGTCTGTTGTAGCTGGGTCCCCAAGTCTTTCAACTGCTCTTGCTTGCTCTTCGGACATTGCGTAGTATTCATCTTGCTGAATTTTTTTTGCGTAGCTCGCCCCAGCCTTGTCAGTCTTTACTTTCTTTGACTTTTTCATGGCTTGCTGTCTTGGAGGATTTACTATCTCATCAATTCTGGTGTCAAGTTCACGTCTCTGCTTCGACCAAACTTTTGCATCTTCGGAACCTTCGAGCTTGGACTTATATATGTCTCGGATTATTTTCTTGTCTTCTAGTAGAACCGATTTTGCCTCTGACGATAGACCTGGCTCCTTGAGGGACACCTCAATATCGGCAAGCTTTTGCACCACCTCTTCAGGGTTCATGTCGTTGGTTTGCTGCCTCAGATTTTTGATTTCTTCTTGGCGCGCTTTGGCAGCCATTTCCTTTGGACGCAATGTACCTTCTGAAAACATCTTTTCACGAACAGACTTACGCAGGGCTCTCATGTCTCTACTGCGTCTATCCCTATCTTCGCTGCTAAACCTTTCAGCCCACCTTTTTTCTATCAAGGATATTTTTTCATTGTTTTCTTTGATTTTTCTATTCAAATCTTTAAAATCTGGCGAGTCCTTACTTACTCCATTTTTCTCCATATCGTCGAAGGCGTCGTTATACGCTTCTTTTTGATACTGAAGTCCAGAAAGAGATTCTATAAATTTTTCGTTAGTTATTGAATTGCTTGTAGTCCATCCCTCTATGTTGGACATTTCTTTTTCATGAGCTATATCAAGTCGTCGTTTTGCTAGGACCTGAGGGGTGGGTGGGTTTAATATTTCATCAACACCCTTATCAAGTTCCTTTTTCTTTTTTGACCAATCCTTGGGGTCACCAGCATCGCTAAATCTTGACTTATATATTGCTCGAATCATTTTCTTATCTTCAAGCAGCTCCGACTTCATTCCTTCTGAAATGCCGGGTTCTTTGAGGGACGTCTCGATATCGGCAAGTTTTTGCACAAACTCATCGACTGTCATTCTATTCGCTCTGGCTTCGAGGTCGTTTATGTCCTGCTGACGTGTTCTCGCCGCCATCTCATCTGGGCGAAGCTTGCCTTCAGCAAACATCTTTTGTCGAACCGATTCCTTCATAGACTTCATATCTTTTTTACGCTTTTCACTATCAGGGCTGCTAAACCTCTCTGCCCAATTCTTTTCTATAAGCGATATGTAGTCATTTGTTTCTTTTATCTTGCGATTAATCTCCTTGAATTGTGGAGAGTCCTTGCTTTCCCCGCTTGCCTCAAGATTGTCGTAAGAATCATTTAATGATTCTTTTCTGTATTGAAGCTCTGCGAGGCTATCGACAAAATCATCACTTGTCGTGGACGTGTCATTTGACCAGTTTTGAATTTGCGAAAGACGACTCTTGTGCTCTATTTCAAGCCGTTTCCTCACTTCTGCAACGCTGTTTCCAGACAACTCTGGGTCCGGACCAAGGTTCTCGTAGTAGCGAGCCTCGATTTCTCTTAAGCCTTCTGCGTCAGACCTTCTTCTAATGTCAATGTATCTACCGTCAGATACGTCATCCATCCACTCAAGTGCAGCATCGATATCGTCCCCGTATATGAGACCAAGGTCTCTAAGAGCCCAAAGCTCTGCGGCAGCTTCCAGCGCCCAGTGCTCTGCTCCGTATTTATCGTTGAAATACATCTTTGGATATTCTCCAGCAAGAAATCCAACTACATCCGTTCTGGATAAGGCGTTTTTAAGTGACTCAAGGTCAATCCCGTCTCCAGCCTTTGACATAAGGTCCATCACCATCCCGCTAGTGAGGTCTCTAATATTCTCCACCTTTACAGGCTCACCCTTGTCGTTGAGGACTGTAATGAAACCATTAGTCCTAATCTGTCGCTCTGCTTCTCTGTTGAAAGCTTGCATTTGAATAGTATGGGCAATCTCGTGCTTCATAATATGTCGCGCAAATGCTCGTTCTTCCACCATCGCTGCAAGTTGTTTTGAATGCCCATCGACAGTAACCAAAAAATCAGTCAGGGCAGTTGCTCTTTCCGAATCAGTCTTTCCACCAACAAAGTCGATTCGCATTCTTTCGCCTGGAGCAAGGCTTGGTATTAATGCTTCCTGATTATTCATTATCTCAGGAATATCAACATATATGATACTCATCACACGTTTGCTGTCAGGCGATGTATACCCACCTGTAGAGGCCTCATCCATGCGTGGGTCGTCAGGACTTTTAACTTGAAAATTAATCTTTGCGATTGTCCTCATGTGCTCTGGGTCTGCAATGAATGAATCAAGAGCCGATTCGAGCAGAGCTCTTTCAGTTGTGTACCAGCGCTCTGTGTCTGCTGCGATAAGGCTCTTTTGACGTTCTGGAGTCAGGTCTGAGAATCCAGGAACATGCGCAAGTCTTGCTTTTACTATCTTGTCAATATCCTCTGCTGAAAGCCTGCTGCTTGTATCTATCGTCCATGCACCACTGTCTCTCAGCTTTTGGAAAACCTCGAATACGTCGTCATTCGTTTTCCTTTTTTCATCTGTTCTGATTACGCCAAGCGAGTCCATCAGGCTTGCGACGTTTATGTCCTGTTGAGCAAGCTTGTCCTGCGCACGAATCATGCCATCAACGAATACCCTACTATTTCTATCGTTCAGGCTTGCTTCACGCCACTTTTTAATGTTCTTAATTCTTTTGCCGTTTTCATCACGCCATACGGTTCTGCCAATTCCCGGTATTGCTCCGTTATCTAGCCATGAGATAAACTCAAAAAGTTTTTTTGTTGTGTTTTTTACGCCGGTTTCTTTGCTGACATCAATCCCGCTTGCCATCCTTTTGGCAAAATCAAATATCTCAGATGCAGAAATTCCAAAACAATTTGTTCCTGCGCTGTCTGTGAATTGGTTTGCTGCAGGCGTTCCAGGAGGGCACCTAAATTTTCCATTTTCATCAACAATTATCCCGAACGCGCTGGCGGCTCTCGCTATAAGGGAACGACCTCTTTGCCCAATAGTTTGCCCTGGAAGTCTTTTTTCACCATAGCCAGAAGAGTTGGCGGTTTTTTCTCCGTTAAGGCTAAATGGGTCAAGGGTCTGTTCCGACTCCTCGATAATCTCGTCAGTCTTTTTATTGACTTTATATTTTCTTATTCGCAGTTTTGGTTTTGCTGCAAGAACTCTTGCGTATTCGTCAGCCGAAACAGAACGTGGTTCATCAACCCATCCAAAGTTTGGTTTCTTTACGGCTGTCTTTCGCAATTTAACTGATGGGAACAGGTTGAGGATTTTACCTTCTTCCCACTTTTGGCCCGGAAGATAGTTGTACCCGTTTAGACGCTCAACCATTCCGGGCGTACCACCCTTGTTGGTTCTCTTTTTCCCATCAGTGTCTTGATATGTTTCTTTACCAGTCGCGCTGTCGAGCGCCTTGACAGAAAGACCAGCGTTCAGTGTTGGTCTTGTTATTGACTCAAGTACGGCCTTCTTGAACGCAATTGCTGCGTCGTTTAAGTCTCGCCTTCCAGCGAGCGGCGATACAAGCCTCTCGGATGTGATTGTACGTGTTTTATAGAACGGCTTACCCGTCATGGCGGGCCGCCCTTTCTTAGATTGTGTCAGTTTCTGCTTCGAGCAGCTGGAATTCAACAAGCGACTTCATGAAATCTCCATCAAGGGTTTCATCTTCTTTCTTGCTCATTCCTTCGCCACCTGCAACCCAGCCTGCTGGGATTAGATTTTCTTTGCCGAGTTCACGAGCGCGCTTAAGGATGTGTCGCTTTGCGGCTTCCTTGTCTTTTGCTCGACCGAATGCTTGAATCGCATTTCTCAGGTCGGACTCGCTTGCAATTGGGTATGAGCCATCTGGAAGCGCGTTTCCTTCCTTGGCCATTGAATTACGCTGCTCTTCGGTGAATGCGCGCTTCAGAGCAATTTCTGCTGCTTCGGCTTCAATCTCTTCTGCTTCTTCTGGTTCGTACTTGTCGTAACCAAGAACTTCGCCATCAAGAGCAACGAATACATCGTATGACTTTCCGTCAAATCCTTCGATTTCAACAGCGTATGAGTCGATGCCTTCGAAGTTGTCTGGCTCAACAGCAACCACATGACCGTCAATTGACTTGACTGCGATTTCAGCTGCGTCAGTGAAGCTAATCAAATTGAGTTCATCAATTGCTGCCTTCTGCTCAAACACGCTTTCATCAAGCTTGTGCCAGCCCATGACTTCTGCCGAAGTTCCATCAATGAACACTTCGACTGCCTTGCCATCCTTGCCCTGAACATCAATGACGAACATGTCGGCATCTGGTGAGTAACCTGAATCGATTACTTTTCCATCGAACATTTCTTCAGCCATTCCCTCAACACTCAAGAGGCCTGGCATTCCTTTTTCTGCGATACATCCACCTGGGCAGTTGTCGCAGACAGAAGTTACGGCTGAGTAGGACTTACGCTCAATTGCGCAGATGTAATCATGGTCGCCAAGCTCATCTGACTTCATTCCCATTGTCGCCATGCGGCGCTTGCGGAATTTTTCCATCATGATATTTTGCTTCTCAGCTTCCGCCATGTCCTCTTCATCTTCGGAGTCCATGTCGTCTTCCATCGAGCCTTTTTCTTCTTCAGTGAAGTCTTCTTCGTCTGGGTATTCAGCTTCAAATTCGTCTTCTTCACCGGCACCTTTTTTCTTGAACTTGTGCATAGCGGTGTTGACTTTTTCTTCATCATCCATCATGTCTTCGTCATCTTCCATGTCTTCCTCTTCGGACTCCATGTCTTCTTCCGCGCCTTCTTCCATGTCCTCTTCCATGCCCATGGCCTTCATTGGCTTCTTCTTTGGCATCATGCCGTACATCTTTTGCATGTCCTCTTCGGTCATGTCTTCATCAGCAACATCAAGGTCTGTTGCTGGTACCATCTTCATCTCTACTGGCATTGCACCGCATTTGCCACACACCTTTGCGCCTGGTGTAAAACCGCATGCAGAAGCCTCAAGCCCCTTGGCGCACTTGAGCACAGCTCCTTCGCTGTCAATACTCACTGTTGCCTTGTCGTCGTAAGCCATAAAATAGAGCTCCTTGCGCCTAATGGTATGCAGAAGGCTAAACAGCCAACTGTTTATTAAATTATTTGTTTGTAAAAGTATAACCTACCACAGCGCCGCTATGGGAAGTATTGATAAAACGCTTTTCTAATTATCTGTTAACGTCTACTTTTCGAGTTGTCGTGAAGTCGGAGAAGACTTGTCCATTGAGTTGGAGACAGGAACCCTTGTGCCTTGAATTGCGAAACAAGGCTTTGAGCGAAATTGCTCCACGTGGCATTTTCTGCCCAGCCCATTATTTCATTTTGCATTCTTGGGGTTATGTTCTCTGGGGCTCCGTTGTTCTTGCGTCCAGATGCAAGCTTTTCAACTGCTTCCTGTCCGGTGTTGGATATTCTGCGAGCAGCTCTTCTTCCGCTACTCAACGAACCACCACTCTTAATTGACTCAACCGTCTCGTCGGTGTCGAACATTGTGTTAAGTCTGTCAACTATTACCTGAACTTCGTCATCGGAATAACGAAGTGCTTTTCCAGTGTTTTTACTGAATTTTCCTTCTTTTCCTTCTTCGAAAGCCTTGAGTCTTGTTTGGACCTTGGTTGCTCCAATCACTTCGTCAAGTTCTCTACCTTTTACTCTTTTGCCTCTTCTGGCAAGAGTGTCGGTGATGTTTTTCCAAAGGTCGAATTGTCTAATTGAGTTGTCAAACTTAACTCCCTCTTCACCGAATACGTCTCCAGCGCTTGGGATTATGCCCTTGTCGACAAGTTGCTCAATAATGGATGTCGGAACTCCTTCTTTTTTCCATTTTTTAAGCTGTATTGCAGTTGGCTTAATCTCTTCACCGTCAACCTCAAACGTAATGGCTTCTGCTAGGTCGTCATCAGACTCAACTCCGAATGATTCTGCAAGGGCAGAAACGGGGAAGGCGCTCTTTGAAACTTCTCTAGCAACAAACTCCTCAGGAAGCTCGAAATCTATTGGTGCGTAGAGGGGGTACATCGCTATACCCTCTTCTTTGTAGTCCTCGTATTCTGCTCTGCTTAGCTGATTACCTCTACGACGGTCATACCAGTAAGGAGCTGCATCGAAGCCCCAAACTGCCTCAAGCGTCTCGTATGACCTGCCTGGGTCTCTGCCGTTAAAGAATGCCCTGTCGATAAATTCGTAAGCGTCTATTTCAGAAATACCCGCCCCATCTTGGAACATCTTTTCAAGTTCTATCTCGCTTACGCCAAGGAATTTTGCACTCTGCTCCCTGTCTAGTGGGTTCCCGTCTTCGTCCCTAAGAATTTGCTCGAGTTTTTTAGCGTCAAGCATCCACTTACCATCTGGTGACCTGTCGTTATTCCCTGACATTTTGCCAAATTTTATTTTGACTTTGTCCTGAAGGTAATTGCCGACACTGTTTCTGGTCTCGCTGTTAGGGAATCTGAGTCTTCCAGAGCTGAGTCGGTCGGTACCAAATTCATCTTTGCTTGGTCCTGGTCGCCTCTTGCTTGGGATAGTTGCTGCTCTTTGTCTTACTCCGTCAGCGAATGCCTGTCTATCGGCATCCGCCATTGGGCGACGCTTTGAGCCTTGAGTTCTATTTCTTCTACCAGAAGAAAACTCTGCTGCATCGCCTTCAACCATATCGAAGTTAGAGAGGTTCCTAGGAGAAAAAACATCATCAGGAGTTCCCGTAATATCTTCTCTGTCTATGGCCACTCCATTGTCTTCAAAGAACGTCTGAGTGCTAAAAAGGTCGCTCAGCTCGTCTTCAAGACCATTTACGTTCTTGACGTACAAATCTCCAAGCTTTGATGCAAACTCTTGTGGAGTCAAATCTCCACGGTCTGCAGAATCGATGAGTTCTTTTATTTCGGCAATTTGCTCTTCGTGGGTAACCGTGGAGAATCTGTCTTCTACGTCGTCAATTTCCTCGAGTGCATAGATAATGGAGTCTGCGTCAGATTTGATTAGGTCAATAGCTCTTTCGTTGTCCCCATCGGCAAGGTCTATATTTCTCTCCATCGCTGATTCGAAATCAACTGGGCCTGGAATGTCCCTTGCCCCCATGCGAGTTGTGGTTCTGAAGGCATCTTCTAGTTCAGAAATGCTGCCCTTCATGTCCTCAATCTCGTCATTTAGTCCAGAGAGGGTCTCTTCTGTACGTCTCAATTCATCGTGAATTCTGTCTATCGCATCGTCGATGTCCACCAGCAAATCCATCTCATCTTCTGCAACTGGCGCATATTTGTCAATTTCGAAAATAGACGAACCGGCAGGCATTCTCTTGCCATCAAGCAAGGAACGGAGCAAATCATTTCTTAGAGCGACAAGTCGGTCGAGAGATTGAACTGCTTCGGCGTGGTCTTCAAGAGGGATTGTTACGCGGAACTCACCTTTTTTCTCTGTTCCAAGCCTTCCGCCAAAAGCATTTTGTACAACCATGCTCTCGTATCGAGCGTCGTCCTCAATCTCCGCACGCACTTCATCAAGTGGTCTGATTCTCCCAGAACTCAATCTGCCTGAAGTGACATTTCTTGTTCTTTGCGCCCTGGCACCAGGGGTGCCACGTGGAACACCTGGTTGTGTCGGGTTGTATGGAGCATCCGCGCCGTCAACTAGTCCCTCAATCTTGTGGAGACTGTAACTTCTGTACTGACCTTGGTCATCGTCAAGACCTACGACATATATGCCGCCGCCTTTTTTGGCCATCATTCCAGTTGGGTAGATGGTTCTTGGCTTTCCGCCGTACGTGAATGAAACGCTTTCACCGTTCCTGCGTATCGAGTCAAAATCGTACTTATCAGCAGGCACAGGGGCTAATCGAGAAGCGATGTATCTTGAGTTTGAACCAGCTTCATCCGTTCTCTTAAGAGCATTCGATACTGTGCCAATTGTTTCTACTGGAGTTTCGTCGTATCTTGAGCGAACGCCAGATGAAAGCCTGCCATTTTCTCTTGCAAGCTCCATCCGAATATCGCTGGCCTCATCTGCCCAGTCTTCTGCGCTCCATTCAAGACGTGATTCATCAATCTCCGCAATCATCCGCGTGTATTGCTGCCTGTCGTAACGTTCGTTCACAATCCTTATGGAATCTTGATACTCTGCGTCTCTGCGGGCTGTTTCTTCGTCAAGCATGCTTGATATTTTTTCAAAATCTGTTTCTTCTTTGAATTTTTTAGCCCATGCTTTACGGGTGTCTTCGTAATCGCTAATCCACCTAGCCACATCTTCAGGACTGTCGTATTCATCGCTGACGACTCCAGCCCAATCACGGTCGGAGTCCTCATTGAATTCAAGTCGCAGCAGTGCTGCACTCCAAAGGCCGTTTTCGCCCTCGGTGATGTCCCATTCATTGTCTGAAGCCCTTGATTCTTCAAAATCTGCACGGCCAACAAAGTAGTGCCTGTCGTTAATGCGACCACCTCTTGCCATATCAAATCTGGTTAAGAGTTCATCTCCGAATGCGCCCATTTCGTCAGCAAGGGTTCTTATTGTTCCTTCTGGATTCCTTACGTATTTTTCACGTTTGCCAGAAGAAAGTGAAGGACCGATGTCGCCATATCCTCCGTCGTTGTTGCCTGGGAGTACTCCTGACTCTGCAACTTTTTTGCCGAGCTTTGCGCTCATTGATGGAGACTTTGATATTGCGTAATCATGTGCTTTTTGAGCTTCGCCAAAAGCCTTCTTCATTGCATCAGGGTCAGACTTAAGTTTCTTCAACCAGCCAGCAAGATACTGCGCATGGTCCTCTCTTGGCTCTGGGGTTAGACCATGTGCAGCCATAAAGAATGCAGAAGCTATTTCTGCAACAAGTTCTTCTTGTGCATACTCAGGGCTTCCAAACTCTCCAAGATGGTCTCTGTTCAGACGTGATGGATGTCCTGTCCAGTGCATTAACTCGTGAGCGAATACCGCGTAATAACCTTCTCTGCTCTTGAATGCAGAGAATGGAGGAAGATGTATTTCGTCTGTTGATGGTCTATAGAATGCTCTATCTCCACCAGTATTAACAACCGCACCAACTTCTGACAAGGCTTGTTCAAGTTCGGCTACGCGCTCTTCTTCTGGGAGTTCTGGGACTCTGAACTTCTCCTTATCGATTCCGTCAATTTGGTCGATGTTGAAAACATGTCCAGTCTTAAAGAACACTCCTCCGGACCCGCGAATTTCATTTCCGTCTGCATCCTTCTTTTTAGGAATAATTGTAGGAATCAATATCAAGGTGCCTTTTTCGCCCTTGCGTACTGTTCCGCCCTCTTTTTTCCACTGATTAAACCCAGCCCATAGAGGCATGTCGTAACCCATTGCGTCCTGCTTGAACATCAGCATTACGCTGTTGATTCCGCTGTAAGGACGGTTGTTGTTCGTTACGTTCTTCGGCAGAGATGTCTTGTGCCAAGGGAACTCCCACTTGCCATCACCTGATTCTTGAATCTTTTCTATTTGCTCTATCAGGTTTGATTGAACGCTTCTGTAAACCTCGTCCAACTTTCCTGATGAAAGCCTTTGACCAACTTCAAGGTCATCAAGAGGACTTACGTAATCTTTTCTTCCAGAAGAGAATGCTCCATCGCGGTCAAGCCAGCGTTTTGCTTCTTTATCCATGCTGCGCATGAGTTGCATATGCTTTTGCTCGCGAGTTCTAATATCTTCTCTGCTCATTCCAAGGGCTTCTGCCGTTGCGGCAAGAGACTCCCCGCCCATGCGGCGAAGATAAATTGATTCATTCAGAGCAAGCTCTGCTGCTTCTTCTGCAGCCATGCGTGCCTGGTCTTCACGATAAGCCTCAATGTCATCAAAGTCTGGAGTTTGCAATGTTCCGCGCTCGCGGGCCATATGGCGCATTTCTGCTTGTCTAACTTCCTCGCGCTTCATACCAAGAGCTTTTGCTGTTTCTGCAAGAGACTCTCCAGCCATGCGGCGTTCAAATACTTCTCTGTCAGAGATTCGCGATTCCTGTTCTTCGCTTATTCTTCCTGAAGAAAGGTTTCTGTCTTGACGGTTGTCGTAGAGCCTTTCCAGATAATCCTGGTACATCGCCTTTGCGGCTCTGTTGAAGTTGTCGCTGTAGTTATCGCCTTGTTCTCTGTACTCGTCTAGATATTCTTCCTGCTTCGGTGAATCACTGCTGTAAAGCCAGTGGTCAAGAATTCTTTCTACTTCATCTTCGCTTGAGCCATCTGAGGAGAGGTCTCTCCGCATCTCCGACATCATGTCAGCCCATTCTCTGTCGTCCTTGTCGAGCTCGAGCATCATTTCACGGTCCGGGTGAGCTTCTGGCGTGTACTCCAATAGGCTCGACAAATCCACATCATGGTCTTCAAGGGTCTGCCAATCTCCATCCCTTGCTGCGTCTACGAGGAAGCTGGCATAATTGTCTCTAATTGCATCAACATTGTCACCACGTTCGTAGTCACCTGAATCATCAATGAATTTTCTAAAACCATAATCAAAATCTGGGTCTGAATCTGCACCACCAATTACGCGGCCTATTTCATCTGCAAGATTTTTGGCTGCCTGTTGCTTGTCGATTTCGTCAAGTTCGTCAAATTTGCGCATCCCTGAAGAGAAGCGTGAAGTCAGCCCACTGTCGCTGAGTTTTTGTTTAAATGCTTCTTGGTGCTCTGCGCTTCCGTATTCAGCTCCGGCTGGTTTGTAGTTCTCCGCTACGTATTGCAGCTTGTCAATTGGGGCTGCTTCTTCGTAGATACTCTCGAAGTACTCTTGGTCGGATGCATCACTGCGTCGTTCTGGTTTGGCGTAGTCAATTAGCTCTTGTTCGGTTGTTGGACCATAAACTGATTCATATTTTTCTTCGTCGGTTCCATCTGCGTCTACGAATTCATTAAACACCCAATCGTCCCAGGACTCACCTTCTGGAAGCATGTCATCAAGAATGTCGATAAATGCCGCATTTCTGTTGAACATCTCTCTTTCGCGGTCATCCATCGGCACTGGTCGGTCGCTGTCTGTTCGTCCAGAAGAAAGACCTGACAATGAGACTTCAGCATCACTGTCGTATTTTTCAATCCAGCCAAGTGAGCCAAGGTCTAGTTCCTCTTCGGCTCGAGTTACAGCGACATAAGACAGCCTGAGTTCTTGCTCATCAGGGAATACAACGTTGCCCAAATCGTCTTTTTTCGGTCCTCTAAAGTCAGACCAAATCAACACCCTTGGCGACTCTAGGCCCTTAGATGTATGTGCAGTCTGTATGTGCACGTACTCATCTCTGTTTTTAGGCAATTTAGCCTTATCCGTGATAACTCTGTCCAAGGCGTCGCGAAGTTCTTCAAACGAATACTTGTCAAGTATCTTTCCAAGCATGTTCAGTCGATTGTTATCTTTTTTCTCAATCGCTTTATTGAATTCATCTAGGGTTGTTATACCGTCTAGGTCTTGGCTCTCCTTCGGCTTGCCAAAATTTTGCTTGCCATCAACATCCGTGAAGTAACCCGTTCCAGTTGCTGAAGTTGTCATGTACTCAATGTTGTCAATGAACGCACTAAGGTCGTCTTTGAAGTTTTTGCTGCCATAGACAGTTCTACCTTTTTCAAAGCTATCCAGCGTTGCTGCTATTCCTCCGCCGTTAGACCTTGTCAAAATCATTGTTGGATTACTGATTGAGCCAACTCTTCCATCTACAGGTCGTCCGGACTTGTCTGTTTTTCTACCGTTCATTCGCTCGGTTCTTCCGAGCAAATTCAAGAACCTATTTCCCCTATCGGCTATTTCTTTTCCAAATCTGAAGGAGTCGGTAATTGGCATGTCGTATTTTGCATATGCATCAGCAAGGGTTTTCCCGTCAGCCCCACGCCACGCGTTAATAGCCTGGTTCGTATCTCCGATGTAAATTCGCTGAATACCATTTGAGTTACGCAATATTCCGGCAAAAACAGGATTCATATCCTGGGCCTCGTCGACCATTGCCACGTTTACTCCCTCGGAGTCACCAATGTCAGGATTCGTTAAAGCCCACATCTTTGTTACATGCATGTTCGTCATCGGAAGCATGCCCTTACCCGAGTCGCTGCCTTTTGGAGCAACTCGCGGAGTATTCATGTCTTCCCACATCTTTTTAGCAAATGGGAGAAGTTCTGCGATAATTTCAGGATTTTCTACGGCCATTTTGCCGTTGTACTTTCCCGCGAAGTGCTGTGAGCCAATTTCTGTATCACCACTAATTGCAAAGGCATCTACAGCTTTTGCGACTCTCTTGTACACATCTACTGCTGTTAATTCTTTACCTTCGTCAACAGTCCCTCTTGTGCCCAGGTAGGTTGCTCTGTCTACGAATCTCATTATTGGTTTTATATATGCGCTGTCTTTGGAGAAACTCTTTGCCGTCATTTCCGGATTGATTGTACGCATTGCGTTGTATGAAACGCCGTCCATCGTCATTACCTTGACATTGTCCGGCATCCCTCTCTTGCCAGCATCGTCTTTTGCATTTGCGTTGAAGACCAAATACAGAGCTCTAGCTGAAGGTTCTGTATCTTTGAGTCGTTCTGCAAAATTTATTACCGTAGTAGTTTTTCCGGTTGCTGCAAGAGCTGAAATCTTTACATCATCTCCAGTCATCATTGCGTCTATTGCATTCGACTGCTCCGGAGTTGGCTTTCTGCCACCAGGTGCATTTGGGTAGTCGTATTCAGGTACGTCTGCCAGGTCAATAATTTCTCTTCTCTTTCCAGAGAATGGAGCGCTTGGTGATTTTGATGTAGAAGTTTTTGGAGTACTATCTGGTTTTGCCCCACCGAACATTCTGTCCAATGTCGACCATTGTTTTTCAGAAAGCTTTCCGTTTCTGCGGTACTGACGAGCAACGCTTGCGGCGAAAGTCTCTGTTCCGTCAGGCTTGCGAGCCGAGGCTGATTCAGCAGCTTCTATCAATCTTTTTTGTTTAGCTGAATCAGGAATCGCACCAGAAGAAAGTTTTCCGTCATCAACAGGCTTGGAACGTTTTTCGTTGACAGAGGCAATTTCTCCCTCCATGTGGAACCGAGCCTGCGCCCAATCTCCCGCATTAACAAGCCTCTCAAATCTTGCTCGCGACTTATCTGTTGGACCCTCTAAGTCAAGGTTTCTCTCTTCTAGTGCGTTGGCGATAATTTCGTCAAGTTCACCCATGAGGCCCAGGTATGCGCGTGCCCGACCATTAATCGGGCCATCATTGATTTCGTCTCCGTTGACTCGGGATTTTAACGCGCGAAGGTCCGCTAGTACCGGCTTCCAAGCGGCAAGTCTCTCTGTCTCACTACCAAATTGATTACCAGAAGAAAGTTTGCCTTCTGAATTAAGCTTGCGAAGTTCCTGAAGGTCTGGTCCTTTTGCTGCACCAGCACCAGCTTTTTTCTTTTTCTTTTTCTTTTTCTTTAGTGTGTCTGCATCCAAAAGACCAATGTCGTTCAGGTATTCGTTGAGGGTGGCGATGTCTTCTTTTGCCCAGTCCTGCGTGTCTGGGTACTTAGACTTGACGTCTGCTCTAAGGGCCGATTCAATTCCGTCCCAGTTGTCTGAGTCATCCCTGCTGTGCGCATCAAGATAGGCGCTAACCGATTTTGCATAGCTTGAATACCAGTTGCTGTATTCTTGCGAAGCTTTTTGCTTCTCGTTGAACTTTTCAGGACGCTTTCTTACGGAATCGCCATTCCACATAACACGTGCTTGGTTGACTCCGATTTCGCGACCACGGAGATAGTCAGAACTTAAATTGTTATCTGCGTTGTAGCGTGGAACTTCTTCCCAGCCAAGACCCTGCTCATCCCATGCTTTAGCGATTGCTTCGTGGTCTACGCGCTTCTGATTTTCTTCAGCATTTGGGAATTGCTTTTCCATGTCGGCAGAACGGTCTGCATGGCGACGCTCATTACGCTTGCCAGAAGAGAGTTTTTCTGTATCAGCAAGTTCGGCTCGCTGACTCATCTGCCTCTTTGATGGCTTCGGTGAATTGATGGAGCCAGGACCAGAAGGCGTTGGGTCGGGTTGTTCCCATGGCGTGCCGTCGCCGACCATGCTATTTAGGTTTGCGTCTTCGACTGTTCTTGGGTCCCAGCCTGGAGGCGGATTTATACCGGAACCACGAGAGCGACGACCCCTTTTACCGCCAAGATTTGGTCGGTCAATTCCTCGGCTTGCAATCGCACGACCGATACGGCGGCCAAGTGCTTTTTCTTCTATTTGCTCAGAAGCTATTTTTTTTTTTAGAAATTCATAAGCAGAAGATGCAGCTCTAGTTATAGCGTCCTTCGACTCTTCGCTGAGCGGTGAGTTAATCACGATTCCGTACTCGTTGACGGTTGTGTCAATTCTGTGGTAATCAAGAACTGGGTCAATTACCGACTTGAATTCAAAGGCGTCTTCAAGATTTACTGGAATGACGTATGACGAGTCTTGAGCCAAGAATGGGTCGAGACCCTTTTCCTCAAGCTCTTGCTCCTCTACGCCCCACTCCTCAAGAGTCTTATAAGAGCGACGCTTTCTACGGCGCTTCTTCACCGTGTTACGCAAAACCCCAAGAATGAATTCTCCAGGGTACTTCGCTTCGATGTCCTCAACCATCTTGATTTCTTCGTCATCAAGAATGTCGTTGTATTCCTTCTTGCCAAATCCGACAACAACTCCATCTGGGATGATTGCAAATCGGCACTTGCCCTCGTCTTCGACTTTAAGGCCAAGAATCTTGCACTTGCCTTCGCCTTGGTAGAGGACGCAATTTGAGCACTTTACGCCGATGTCTTTTACTTTGTTCTCGGCAGGCGGGTAATATCCAGCCCAAATTCCATCACCATCTTCGTCAAACTTTCCGTACTTGCGAGCGATACGAACAAGCGATTCGGCAAGCTCGCTCTCTTCTGCACCAAGCTCTGGCTTTTTGTTCTTGTCAGAACCTTCGTACTCAACAGGCGCCAATGGAACCATGACCATTCCGCCATTAACTGGCTTCATTGCTACAGGCATTGCCATTGCAGGGTTATTTGTCGACGGCTTATTCGGTTTGCCCATAATCCCAGGCATTGGCGAAGGGCCAGACTGGACTGGCGGTTTTGCCTGTTCTGCGTGAATTAATTCTGGCTTGCCAAACATGTACTCGCTTCCAGTGAAGTGGTAACCAATTCTGAATTTTCCTTTTCCTGGCTTCACAAAAACCACAGAGTTCTCAGTCGCTTCAACAACCATGACTGGTCCTGCGGCGCGGCGTGAAAGTTCGGCAACCACTCCTGCAAGCTGTGGTCCACTTATTCTTTGTGAAACACCTTCGTCAAACAGTCCGTCTCGTCGTGGCTCTGATGATGGAGCGCTTATTGACATAGGCATCATCCCATGCATCTTCTCTTCATCGCTCTTTACGGAAATTGTTCCAGTTAGTTGGTTCGCGCCGTGAAGAACAGGGGAAACCTCGTAGAGTTCTACTTCGTAGAGAACGTTTGCTTGCAGGTTGTCGTCGTACTGCGCTCTAAGAGTCTTGTAGCCGATTGACCACTCTTGCTCTTCGCCAAAGAAAGCCACGTTCGCAAATGCTTCTTTGCCCTTTTCTGACTGCAGGTTGAATTGAACCTTTGCGTACAATCCGCCAATTCCAGCCATTTTCATCTTCATAGGAAGGCGTGGGTCGGAAGCAGGGACTTCGTATATTTCAAGGACCTTACCAATTGGGTCGTTCCAGTTGTGGCCCCATACAACACGTGGCTTACGACGCTGAAGGCTCTTAGCAAATGCACCAGTAGCGCAAATGTCACCAACAGAGTCTTTGTTGCCTATTCCGGAAACAAAACATTCAACAATTCCTTCAAGCTCATCTAGCTTGATGAGACCATTCGAGGCCTTGTATTGAATGTTTCCGAAGTTAGAGTTTGGCATAGCGCTCCTTGGTTACAAACGATATTAGAGTAACAACGAGCGCGCTCACAGCAAGTATTGGTACAAAATCAAATAGTTTCAGTAAACGATTTGGAAATCTGTTGTTTTACTGAAAGTCCCTAAATGAACTGGCCAAACTTCCACGCTCTTCGCGATTCGTCTTCTGCAATTTCAAATCTTTGCTTAGCCATGAGGTTCGCATACATGCTTACAAGCGCACCACGGAAAGATGCTGCTCTCTCCTCTTCGCCCATGACAGCCAATGAGTTAAACATCATTGAGGAAACCTGGTTAAAGTTTTCAAGATTCATACTCTTTATGCGCGACATTTGCGAATCAATCTGAGCGTTGAGGTCCGACTGATTTATACTCTTTTCCGACTTCTGACCGTACCCATCGTTATACATATTGAACGAGTCCTGGATAATTGCAGAAATGACAGGCCTTATATCCTCGTCCATCTGCTTGTCCCATACCTCGGGGGAGAGTATGGAGTCGATTTCTAGGGTCCCAGCAAACAGTGACTTCTTTGCCTTTGAGCCGCTTGCCTTTTCAAGAACCACTCTTTGTTGTCTCTCAATAACCCGTTCGATACTTCTGTTGAGTATCTCGTTCCACCTAGTCAGTGACTCTGTGCTTTTTACCTGTAGCTCACTCTCGATTGACTTATACATCATCTCTCCAGATGGCACAGATGCCGCTCCAGCCGGTATCGGCTCGGCGGTGGTAGCAACAGCAGCAAGCGCCTCTGGTGGGATTGTGCTTTGTGCCAGCTGGTCTGGGGCTGGGGTTTCGACTTGAGCCAATGCTCCCTGCATGGTGTTCGGGTCAAGCGGTGGTTGTCCATCCACCCCAGGAACTGGGGCGTCTGGTGCTGGTGCGCCTGGCATAGGCTCTCCCGGCATTGGCGCTCCCGGCATTGGTGGTCCACCCATTTCTGCCGATGGAGCAGTTTCCATCTTTTTCTTTGTATTCGCGATTGGAATAAGGTTAGGGTTCATGAGCAGAGAGTCCGCAAGGTCTGCTTCAACTTCTTTTCTTCCAGAACCCATTCTGTACTCGTTATTGCTGATAAGGCCAGTTTGAAATTCCTGCATCAGGTATCTTTCACGCTCTTGCTTGTAGAGCTGAAGAATTGGAACTTCGCTTGTATCGAAGTCGATGTAGTACTCATCGTCTAGTTCGTCTAGAGAACGCGCTAGTGGTTCAAGGTGTGGAAGCATGGTTTCCATCCAGAACACGCGGATTTCTTCGCTTGCGTTACTGAATGTTCTTCCTGCAGCGTTTCCGATTACAGACTCTGGGACGCCGAATGATGCAAGAATTTCTTCTTTTGTAATCTGTCTCATTTGTGCGTAAGCAACGTCTCTCGGCGAAGCAGATGTGTCTACATAGTCAACACCATCGTCAGCAGAGATAACCGTCGTATGACCCGCTCTTCCGATGTTCCCACGGAATCTGCTCTTTAATTCTTCCTTGTCATCGTCTTCGATTTCTCCACGCAAAACGAGCAGGCCACCAGGTCTTCCGTCGTTGAGTAGATAGTTTCTGTTGTATAGCTTTGCAAGATTTTCAATTTCAATTGCAACGCCAGCCGACTCAAGAGGGGTGAGTGACAAATATGGGTCAAGAGGGTGAGGTCTTCTAATCCAGCAAACATCCTCTGGTTTCATTATGATTTTTTGACCGTAAGGCATTTGCACTTCGTACCCAGACACAAACTTCTTTGCATCTGGGATTGGTGCTGTTGATTGAGGAGGCAAAAGGTTGAGACCAATTATTCTTCCGTCTCTTCCACGAACCTTTTCAATGAATACACCGCGTGTACCAAGCAAAAGTTGAGCGGACATTCTGTATCTGAAGATAAAAGAGTTTTCACCAACGTTTGATTTGGTGTTCAGAACTTCAAGCAAAGAGTTGTTTTTTGCTCTATTCCCAACAAGAATTTCTCCATCTGGAGAGTTGTCCTTGCGAAGAATAATTGGTAGTCGTGCTTGATTTCCTGCAATCGCATCGATGCATCGTGCAACCCAAGTGACCTTCTGCATTCCTTCGCGGTATGCACGCTCGACATCCCATGAGTCTCTATACGGTCTTCCTGCATAGCTTGGGTTCTGCGCTATAGGCGCGCCAGGGCCTAGTTCCTTGGATTGTGCGTTTGAGAGCGACTTATTGCTCGATTGATTCCATGCCATATTTACTCAAGACCTAATAGGAAGCCGAAAAAACCACAAGTTATGCCTGCCACTATCAATCCGGCAGGTAAGAAAATAAGTGCCGCACCAATACTGGTAAACAGTATAAATGAAATCATAAGCAAGTTGGCGAACGTAGTGCGTTTAAATAAGGATTTGATGCTTGCTGGTAGGTTTTTTAATTTAGACAGTAATTTTGACATATCACCTACAGTAGCGCATTCCGTGCTTAACTGTATCAAGAGGCAAATTAAATATGACAACAAATTGGAATCAGGTTCTGGAGTACCTTCAGCCGAAGATGCCGCCTTTCTGCCCAGAAGAGCCGTCAATAAATCAGAAAGTTTTTTTGCGGACCAACTCCATTGAGGCTTTATTCGGTGGTGCGGCTGGCGGTGGAAAGTCTTCTGCGCTTCTTATGTCTGCTTTGCAGTATGTAGATGTCCCCAATTATTCCGCGATTCTCTTCAGACGAACATTTGCCGACTTGTCACTCCCTGGAGCTTTGATGGACCGTTTTAAGTCATGGGCGGCTCTTTATGACGACATCCACTGGAACAACAACAGCTTCCAAGCAACGTTCCCGTCAGGGGCAAGAGTCTCGTTCGGTTACTTGAACAACACCGGCGACTATCTTCGCTACAAGGGTTCGGAATTCCAATTTATCGGCATGGACGAAGTAACTGAAATCCGTGAAAGCGATTACAGGTACATGTTCTCCCGTCTGCGTCGACCGGCATCTGGACCTCTTTCTTCGGTCCCCTTGCGAATGCGTTCGGCCTCAAACCCTGCCCCCAATTGGGTTAGACAGCGTTTCATCGTTGAAGGAAAAACCGAGGGCAGAATCTTCGTCCCTTCAAAATTGACAGATAACCCGGGAATTGACGCCGTTTCATACCGCCAAGCCCTTCAGGCTCTTGACCCAATTGAAAGACGCAGATTGGAAGAAGGAGACTGGTGGAGCACGACTTTGGGAACCCTGTTCGATAGGACCTCAATAGTCATCGTTGACGATAATGAAATCCCTCAAATAACATCGTCTGCCAGAGCCGTGAGGTTTTGGGACCTTGCAGCCACGGAGCCAAATCACTCCAACCCCAACCCGGACTGGACGGTTGGAACGCTGATGCTTTTTGACCAAGGAATCGCCTACGTTTTGGATGTGAAGAAGGCTCGGGTAAGAGGGGAAAAGGTAGAAGAACTTATAGCCAGAACGGCCTACGAGGACGGCAAGGGTGTGCCGATTCGGATGGAACAAGAGCCTGGTTCATCGGGCAAGGCGCTCATGGACCAATACGCTAGATATGTTGTTCCAGGCTACGATTTTGGGGCAATTCGGTCAACTGGCGACAAGGTGACCAGAGCAAGACCATTTGCCGCTGCGGCAGCCAACGGCAACGTTCGTGTGGTCCGAGGAACATGGCTGTCGGACTGGCTTGACGAATTTTCCTCATTTCCAGAGGCTTGCGACCACGACGACCAAGTTGACTCTGCGGTTGGAGCTTTTACGCATTTAACAGGGCTCGGGTTGCCACAGCGAGGAAGAATCGCTATAGTCGTGTGAGATAACTATCCAAACCTAATAAGGAAACTACTAACATGAAACCAGAAAGAATACTTGAAGTTCGTCAATACCTGCTTGCCCTTGGTCAAGAGCTTGATGAATACATCAACTCAAACCCAGAGACGCAAGACGCTTGCGACATTCTCTACGAAATGAACATGGTCAAACGAGATATCTCAACCGTTTACGATTCTTTCTCAGTATCCGTTGGACAACTAATCGCTGATGGAAAGAACATCCAATTAGGCAACGGCGGTGTGATTGAAAAGAAAAGTTCTTATGAGCGCCGTGCATGGCAACACAAAGACCTCGCAAGTGTTGTTGCTCAGAAACTCGTAAGAATGTCTGTCGACATTGATACTGGGGAAATAATCAAATCCCCTGAAGAGATTGCAATGCAGGTTCTCGATTACGTTCAACCTTCGTACTGGAGAGTAAAAGAACTTTCTAGTCTTGGAATCAATGTGGACAATTACTGCGAAACAGGTGTACTAAAAACAAGCATTATCGTCAGAAAGGGCGACGCAAATGACAAATAACAACATCTATCAGACTCTGTCCGAACCATTCCCAGCGGAGATGGAGAAGAGGCTTAACAAGGGTGGGGCAAATCTCATCTACATTCCTGTCAGCGAAGTAATCAACAGAATGAACAAGGTTCTTGGCGTTGAGAACTGGTCGTTCACTGTTCATAGCTGGCAACAACTTGGGACTTCGATTGTTGCGCATATACAACTCCAGGCAAAAATTAATGGCGAAACTGTTCATCGCGATGGTGTTGGTGGGCAAAAAATCAAACTGAACAAACAGGGTGAACCAGTTGATATTGGCGACGAAGTTAAAGGTGCAGTTTCTGACGCTTTGAAGAAAGCAGTCCAAACACTCGGCGTTGGTCTTTACCTTGCACGAAGTGAAGAAGCAATTGAAATTGAACAAGTCATGGACAGCGAACTAGAAGCAGAGGCACGTGTGACACCTGGAGTTTCAACTAAGTGGGATGGTTTCATGGGTATTGCAAAGAGTCTTTCTCCAGAGAATAGAGAAAAGCTCAATGAGTACTGGAGCACTTACAGTAATGGACAACCAAAACCAAAGCGTGAAACAGTGACCGAAGATGCTCTTGATAAGTTGATTGCAGAAGCAACTCGTCTTTCATTCGGCGGAGACTATGTGGTTGTAGATGACAAGTGAGCTAAAGGCTCCTGACTACTTGTCACCATCTTCCATTGGGACATTTAAACAGTGCCCACAGAAGTTCAAGTTCAACAAAATTGACCTAATCCCAGACCCATCTAACCACTGGGCGGTATTGGGTAATTTTGTCCACGACATTCTTGAAGAGATGTATAAGCTCCCAGCAGAATTGAGGACACTTGCAAACTGTCGCCCATTAGCGAAACAGATATGGGACGAGAAGTGGGCAGAAGAAGCAATGAAAGTTGTTGACGGCTTTAAGGTCACTTACAAAATAGTCTCTCTCAGCGATGCTGAGGCGTTGAACAAGTTTCGTTGGGCTGCATGGTTTTGTGTTGAGAATCTCTGGAATCTTGAGGACCCACAAAAACTTGAACCAACCGGCCTTGAGTACGAACTAAACGGAGAGATAGCTGGAGTAAGGCTTCGTGGATTCATAGACAGATACAGCCAGACGGAAGGCAAAATGTCTCTGACCGTAAGTGACTACAAAACAGGAAAGACACCAAAGTACGACCTGGACGAAAAGTTTTCTCAGCTTTTAATTTATGCAAAACTTCTAATCAACCTTGGTGTTGGCGATGTCGACAAAGTTGAGCTTTTGTACCTTAAGGACGGAGTGAAACTTACGCGAGAAGTAACTCACTCTGAAATAGTAAAACTTGAAGAAATGATTCAAGAGACAAAGTCGCAAATAGATGAAAAATGCAGGACCGGTGAGTTTGAAGCAAAGACTTCGTTTCTGTGTAATTTTTGCAGTTACAAACGCATATGTCCGGCGTGGAGATAAAGATGATGCTTAATGATGACGCATTCGCAAGAATGGTTGCAGAGGAAGTTAAGAACAAGCTTTCTCCGCTTCACAAAAAACAATTGATGGAGAAGGATAACTGGGACAGATGGAGAGACGCGCTCCTATTTCTTTCCGAGAACCTAAAAGAACAGATTGACGAGATTGAGTATGATGCTCAGGCAGATGATGCCAGGTATACGGCGCTCGGCAGAGATGGCAAACGGCTTGCAATTGAGGCAAAAGCCGCGTATGACTCAAAGCTGAAGAAAGTCAGTAGGTTTAAGTTCCACGTTGATAAGCGACTTGATGAAGTTGCTGCAATGATTGAAACTGGCGATGAAATATCTTCAGATGGGTGGGAACAGGTTGATTTTTACAAGAGAGCAATTGCTACTCATCGTGCAATGTTGAGAGACTACGACCTAGAAGAGACATCAATTGACAGGGCTCTCTGGGCGACTCTTGAAAGCAAGTGGGAGTTTGACCAGATTGACGTTGAGAATCTCTAACTAAGGTGAAACCTAGAAAGCCACTCAAGAGGGGTAAACCGCCCAAAAGAGGCGCTCCCCCAAAGAGGACTGGTTCCATAAAGAAAAGAAGCAAAAAACAATCTGAGCTTTATGAACTACGGCGTCCATTTGTGGAGAAGATTCTTAGCGAACGACCGTTCTGTCAGGCTTGCAAAGTTTTCGCACAGCATGATGAAAAAGTAACTTTTATCCAAAAAAATAGTACGGATGTTCACGAAATAATTCGTCGCTCACAGGGTGGTTCGATACTTGATGAGGATAATGTTCTTGCAGTTTGCAGGCCGTGTCACACCAGGATTGGCAACTACCCACAACTTGCTTTTGATTTGGGTTTAGCAAAACATGGTTGGGAACGTTAGTTTTTGACATAAAAAAAAGCACCCCATCCAAAATGAATGGGGTGCTTTATTTACTAGAAAGTCTAATTAGCCTTCAACTACAGTGAAAGCAACTGTCATGTTCGAACCAGCAGTGCTGGAACCGACAGCCGATACGTCGAGGCTGACGAGTGCACCTTTTGTGAAGTAAAGGTTTGATGCTTGAGCCGAAAGTGTTCCTTCGTCCGATGTTCCAGCAGCAGCAATCGAGAACGCTGCTGCGACGTTAGAACCAATTTTCAAGTCTGCTGTAAGAGCTGAACCAACTGGGGCTGTGGTTACGGCTACGTAAGCGCCGGTGACAGAACCAGCAAACGGCATAGCCATTGTAACGATGCTGGATGTTGATAGTCCACCAGCAATGTTCATTGTGATGGTTGTTGGGGCGAGTGCTGCTGTTGACATTTTTTCTCCTATATTGAATTGGGTACGAAGAAAGTATACATCTCTAAGTTTTATTTAAAAATAACTTTAAAAAATTTTTTTATAATTAACACTTTCAGTATTTATTCCGGGTGTACTGTAGTAATCCTTAGGACCGTTATAGGTGCGAAAGTCGGGTGGGGAGACTCACTCGGCTTTTGCATGTTTGTCCCCATCTGCTTAATTTTTAATAATAAATGCTTTACTATTTAGCTTTAATAAATAGTGTTACTCTTTTTCCATCTAGCCAATATCTACTCCGAGTGGAAGAAGGGCAGGTGGTCAAAAGGTCTAGTAGCGAAAGCTATGGCAAATCGAAGACTCGACTGCACGCCACCTGTGTCACTCGACAAACCCGCTGAACCGGCTAGGTGTTCGGCGGGTTTTTGCTTTTATGGATTAGTATCTGTCCGTGAATATCAATCTACTTGGGCTTGACCTTTCCTTAACGTCCACTGGGTATTCTCATAACGGTGATACGGGCGTCATCTCAACCAGTGAAAAAGGCGTCCAAAGGCTAAAGACAATTTCTGAAACAATTAAAAAAATAGTTTTGGAAAATGATATAGACGTAGTCATCGTTGAGGGTTATTCCTTCGCATCTCGCAGCGGACAGGCGTTTTCTATTGGGGAACTTGGTGGAGTCGTCAGACTTTGCCTGTTTGAACTAGGCGTGCCATTCGTGGAAATACCGCCAACATGTAGAGCCAAGTTCGCCACCGGAAAAGGCAACGCTTCAAAGAACGAAGTCATTTCTTCTATTTCCGCCAAGACCGGAATCGTATGGGGGAACCCTGGGGCAGACGACAAATGCGATGCTTGGATTCTTGAAGAGATGGCTCTCGCTTTTATGGAAAAACCCAGGTTTTCTTGGCCAGCAACGAATATGTCAGCCTTAGACAAAGTAGATTGGAGCCCACTACAAGTGAAAGGCAGTACATGAGAAGCGCACCTATTAGTCAGGTTGAAATTGAACAAGAGATGCTCAGGCTCGTTGGGGAACTAGAAAAAGAAACTGAAGCATTTGAAGTCCTCGCCGTTGAAGCGGCTAAGAAAGAAGCAAGGTACAAGTCGAACTGGGCAAAGGAATATCTTGCTCGCTCTGGCTCAATCAAAGAGCGTGAGGCTTGGGCAGACTACAAGCTTGATGATGTTAACTACGAATACAAAATTGCAGAGGCTCTTGTTAAAACAAAGCGAGAAGCACTACTATCTATACGAACATCGATAGATGCAATGCGTACACTTAACGCGAACGTGAGAATACAGGTATGAGCGGAATACATCCTTCCTTAAAATCTCTCGCTGTCGACATTGAAAGTCTTGACTACCTTGAGGGAAATCCGCGAATCGGAAATGTTGAAGCAATCATGGCTTCATACTCGGAGTTTGGCCAGGTAAAGCCAATCGTCGCTAAGAAAAATGAAGACGGAACAGCAACTGTTATCGCAGGTAATCACCAACTTGAAGCGGCTATTAATCTCGGGTGGGAACAGATTGCGGTTATTTTTTTAGACGCCGACGATAAGAAAGCAATTGCTTTTGCGCTTGCCGACAACAGAACGATGGAGCTTGGCTATACAGAACCAGAACTCCTTACGGACATGCTTCTTGAAATTAGCGAGTACTACCCAGACCTTCTTGATGGATTAGGTTGGGACGAATTTGAACTTGCGTCAATGGAAAGCGACATGATAATTGAGCAAGCAAGAATGGATAACTCCGAAGAAGAGATTCCACACACTAGAGAACAAATAGCAGAGCAAAAAGTTTACGACGATGCTGTTGACTCAATAAAAGGAATGGTTCAAAAAGATGATTCTGGAGAAAACAGAATTGTTGCTAATTCAAACCTAGACCATTCTGATATTGCTACTCGTGGCTCCACTGTTGCGGTACCGGGCTCGGCTCCACAAGCAGCTGTTCAATACACGATTGTTTTCGATAATGCCGACCAACAGGCTCAGTGGTACAAATTCATCAAGTGGCTGCGTTCTGACCCAGCTGTTGACGGAGACACCACGGCAGAAAAACTGATTAACTTCATAGACCCACACATGCCATGACCAGACAGAGAATGTTCTTGAACATTTCGTGCGTGGAAGCTGCGCGTCAAAGAATCAGACATGTCTACGACCAGTTCGACACTGTATGCGTGCAGTTCTCTGGGGGCAAAGACTCAACGGCTGCCCTGCTATTAGCGAAAGAAGTCCATGAGGAACGCGGACTCGGCCCGGTAAAAGTCATCTTTAGAGACGAAGAGATGGTTAGCCCAAAGACCATTGAATATGTTGAAAGAGTAAGAAACTACGACTGGGTAGACATGGAATGGTATTGCCTTCCATTTATTGCCGAGGTGTGGGTTCTTGGAAAGCGTGAACGAATCCTTCTATGGGGTGCTCTTCGCGGTAGCGAGGGCAGGTGGGTTAGGGATATGCCACCATGGGCAATCAATGCTGAAACGCTTGGACTAAACCCAGCCATGTCACTCCCGGAGCAAACCGACTATTACACAATGCAAGGAAAGGTCGGAAACGTTGCTTTTATTACTGGCGTTCGTGCAAGTGAGTCGATGGTTCGTTATCGCTCAATCGTTCAGAAGCTTCATGAGAATTACATCGTTACCCCATACAAGCTGAAAAGAGGGATACCTCTTAAGTTTGCAAAGGTGATTTACGACTGGAATACGGACGATGTTTTCAAGTTTATAGTCGAAGAGCATGGTTCTGATTATTGCGAGTACTACGACCTTGCTGCTTTGACTGGAAGCAATACGCGAGTTGGCATCCCACTCCACTCGATTGCTATCAGAAGAATTGGAGATGTCGTTGCTACTGAGCCAGAGTTCTACGACAGACTTGTTGAGTGTTTCCCGCACATTGACGCTCAAAGAAGAATATGGAAAGACTTCGATGTTGAAAAGTTGATTTCCAAGTATGCCAAGGATGGTTTTACTGGTGCGTCCAACTTCATTAATGATTTTATTATCGGCGAAGAAGCAGCGCGTTCTGCAAGAACCTTCGTTGCAAAGTTTAGACAGAAGCAAGCAACAGACCCAGGCGGGTATCCGCTCAATTACTTGATTAGAACGCTTCTTCTAAATCAGTTTGACTCAAACTCTCCAACACCAGTCGGCCCTAAGACAAAGGCACATGCTGTAAGAACTATTGAACAAACAGAGGAACAAAGTGAAACATTTGAATATTAATTACGTTAAGGCAAGTGATTTGAAAATCCCAGAGTGGAAAGCAACGTACATACTTCGCCCTGACCTTCTAGTGCTTTCTGCGTCTTTAATGGAGTTTGGGTTTATCGAACCAATCCATATTCGTGCTTCAACCAAAGAGGTCATTGATGGCAGCGAAAGACTGAGACTAGCCCTAAACGTTTCCAGAATTATTGATGCTCACGGGGACATGATTCCAGTAATCGAACACGATTGCGACGGTCTTACGGCAATGATGATGCACCTACGCCTGAATAGGGGTCGCGGCAATCTTGTGTCAAAGAAGATTTCAAACATCGTACGAAAGCTAAAACAGTCTGGCAAATACAATCGCCACGATTTTGATTCTCTTTTGTGCATGAAGACTGACGAGCTTGAGGTAATGTTGGAGGCGTCAATCATAAAGACAAGAAACATAGCTGAACACACATACTCTCGTGCCTGGGTCCCAATTGAGGCCCCTGCCGGAACAGTGGACAGCGAACCAGTTGTAGAAAGACCACCGAATCCAGATAGGTGACGGTGATATAATTACTTTATTAATCCGTCCGAAAATAAGGAATAATTAATATGCCACAGCCAATTCAAGGTCCAACACTTGCCGAAGTTGCACTCAATGTTGACCGTAGACAAAAAGAAATCAGAAAAAGAGGGCAGGTTTCACGTCGTGGGGCAGCAGAACTCAAGAAGCTTGCGGAAGCATTGAAGGGTGCTGGGGCAACTAAAAAAGATTTAGCTAGACAGAGGCAAATAGCCAGACAGTTATACGCTTACAGGGACGGGAAAAAGGGCTCCATATCCACCCGAAAAGCCAATGCGCTTTTCAATGAGTCTGGAAGAATTGCCGCAAGAGCAAGAAAAAGAACGGCAGAACTAAAGGCTGCAGCCGACAAGAAAAAGGTCGCCCAGAAAGCCGTTTCTAGAAAGAAGGCCGCTAAGAAGAGGGCTGCCAAGAAAACGGCAAAGAAGACTGCCAAGAAGGCCGCACGACCAGTTAAAAAAGCAGCCAAGAAAAGTCGTTAGAACTTAATTATTGAGCTGTAAATAATTAGTGCTTTTATTTAAAGTGCTACAATTGGACTGAAAAGTTGCAACCTCAGAGGTAAGCCATGCTCGTGTCAGTTCAGGACCTAATCATATATATGGACATCTCTCTATCCTTGCGTCAGCAAGATGCTGCAGAGATGGTTCTCGAAGGTCTTCAAAGCGAGCTAGAGGCATACCTGAGAAGACCTGTTGAACCGACAGAGTTCACCGAAGAATACGTTCTTGACTCAGGCCATCTCGGCGTTCCAATGGGAACTTTTCTGTCCGTGAACAGACCAGTTGGAGACTCATTCAGCACCACAAGTCCTGTAGAAAATACTGTTTATACAGAGCCACCGCAGACTATATATTTGCGCAATTCACCAGTTGTCTCCGTGATTGAGGTTACCGTCAAGCCACAGTTCGGCGCTGAACGGGTGCTCGTTCCAGAAAGCGACTATGTCGTTAGGCGATTTGGAATTGATTACTTCTTCGGATTCTCCAATGACATAGTGACGGTTAACTACACGGCTGGACTTGATGGTGAGAACATAAAGATGTTCAAGTTGATGATTCTTCGTGCGGCGACTCGTGAAATGCAAAACATGCACGACGACGTTGTTGGTGTTAAGGACCTCAACACAAGAAACGTCGCCCCACTGGAAACAGGATTTAGCGACCGCGAGCTTGCCTCTGTCAGAAAGTACAGAAGAGTTAGAGTTGCGTAATGGCTAGGACAACTGGCAGGATAACGATTGAGGTCGATGTTAAGGCGGACGACGTCCTTGAACTTTTAGACGACATGAAGGACAGGGCGAATGATATGCGACCCGTATTCAGGTGGGCAAAGGGTCAGCTCGAACTAGCCAATGCAGCAAACTTCATGGCGAACGGTCTTCCAAGCGGCAAGCCATGGGCGCCTCTTGATAAAGACTACGGAACCTGGAAATCGGCACGCTTCCCCGGACGCGGAACGATGGTTCAGACTGGAAACCTTTTTAGAAGTCTTATTAACATGAACGATTCTGCAGTTAATGTCATAGAAAAAGATACGGCCACATTCGGAACAAATGTAGAGTACGCAAAGTTCCATCAGTACGGAACCACAAAAATGCCTGCAAGAAAAATCGTGTTTACTCCAAGAGAGTTCCCACGAGAACTTGGAATCTCTATGGTTAAATACATAACTCTAGGTGAGGACGGAATCGCATGAGCCTGATGCATGGCCCACAGTTCGCCAAGTCTTATGTCAATGAATATCTTAAATTAGATGTTCCAATCAGAATAATTAGATACCGCAATGGTTGGAATGTTGACGACATCACACTCCCAACACCTGTTGACTTCTTTATCCACGAACCAATTGCAATGGATACGTGGCCAACAATAATTACAGCTGCAATATCTACGAGTAAATTTGAAAGAATCGGCCACGACGGAACGGACCCGCTTTACCGGGTTGACTATGCAATGCGCACCTATGTTTGGGCAAGAGCAGATGGCGCAGAGGCCGTAACAACCATGAGAGACCGGTTGACTACGGTCCTTAGAGCCTCGCTTCTTGACTACCCATGCCTAAAGGCGTACGACGATAGAAACTCTTTTCGTGCAATGATTGACGAGTCAACCCTTCGCGAAGAATTTTCTGACTTGACCCTGTTAAAAGGCGACAGATTCCTTGCGGGTTCTTACATTTCTTACACCCTGCAAATCGATGAAATTGTCACACGAGAGCCAATCGGTACGGTTCAAGAATTTGACCTCGAAGTCACTCAGACCGGTGTCCAGATAGACCCAGATACAGGCGACATAAAAGAGCTACCAACATTTGAGCCCGCGTGAAGTACAATAAAAAAGGTTTAAAACATAAAACCGTTTACATCAAATCTTTTTAACAGTTGCATTAGAAAAACGTTTTGCATCTGTACAATTGAAACTAATAAGCGGGATTCCAATCCTAAAACGAGCAACAGGAGTGTCCAATGCCCGGTGTAGTCATTTCAACAGCAGTAAGAACAGGTCCATCAGCAACAACGGTTCGCGAATCATCGCAGCTCTTTGTCGTTGGTAAAGCACAGCGCGGACCAGCCGATGAAGCAGTACTCATTGAGAGCATTGCAGACTTTGAAGCAAAGTTCGGTGGTTACCTTTCAAGTTCATACCTGCACCCAACAGTTGAAACATTTTTTGAAGAAGGTGGCACACAGTGCTATGTTGCTCGCACCGTAGGCGCATCAGCAACATCAGGAACACTTGAGCTCGATAACTCATCCGCAGCTCCTGTTTTGACAATCGACGCAAACGGTCCTGGAGTATGGAGCGCCGATGTAGACGTTGAAGTGGTTGAAGTTGTTGCAGGCACATCATTCAGAGTCAATATTTACTACCAAGATGTTCTTGTCTACTCAACTGGAACCGTAACGTCAGCAGCACAAGCAGCTGGAAGGATTAACCTCAGCGCAGTAGCAGCTCAGTACGTTTCAGCATCAGCAACAGACGGAGCAACAACTCTTCCTGTAGCAATTGCCGCAACAGCGCTTTCAACTGGAGCCGCTGGTAACTCAGTTGTTGTCGGTGATTATGTCAGCTCACTCGACTTGTTCAACGGAGCACTTGGTTCTGGAGCTGTTACTTGTCCTGAAATCTCAAACTCAACAATGCACGACGCGCTTATCGCTCATGCAAATACAAACAGCAGAATTGCAATTCTTCATGACGTAGAAAATGCAAGCATCGCCGCTGTTAAAGCAACAGCACTTGGCTTGCAGGCAGGCGACAACGCAGAGCATGCAGCCCTGTACTACCCATGGATTGAGGTTCCGACCACAGTTAATGGCGTAACACGCTTTATCCCACCAGTTGGCTACGTTGCAGCAAAGAGAGCAACTGCTCATAACCAGACTGGCTCACATGTTCCAGCTGCTGGTTTGCTCTCAGCATCACGATTCGTTGCTGGCGTGAAGACCGACATCGATAAGACAAACGGAGACTCGCTTGATGACAATTGCGTCAATGCAATTAGAATCATTCAGAACTCTGTTCGAATCTACGGTGCACGCTCATTGTCAGCCGATGACGAGAACTTCAGATACATCACAGCTCAAGACACCGTGAACCATGTTGTTATTGAGGCTGGCAGAAGCCTTGAAGACCTCGTCTTCAGCACGATTGACGGAAGAAACACAATCTTCAGCGCAATCGAGTCACGACTCATTGCAATTCTTTCCCCGCTTCGCGACATCGGAGCCTTGTTTGAGGCATTTGATGCAAACGGAAGAAAGATTGACTCAGGTTTCACCGTTCGATGCGATGCAAAGCTCAACCCAGTTTCACAGCTTGCCGGTGGCACTGTGAAGGCAAAAGTTGGTCTTCGTGTGAGCAGCGTCGGCGACAAAATCGAAGTCGACATTATCAAGTCAAACCTTACGGCGTCAGTCGTCTAACGGAGGAATAAAGCATGCCAAATACAAAAGTTTCGCAAAGGCAAGTACTTGGAAGTATTGTGCCAATTAACCAGACACACCCTAAGTGGACAAACTTTAAGTTCGCTCAGGTCTCTGGTGGTGAAATAACTGCCTCCGTTGAGAAGATTTATGAAGGCGGAAAGCTTCGCCCGACAGTTCTTTGTGCTCCATCAGAAATTGGTGACATCACACTGACAGCTCACTACGATTCAGACAGAGTCGCATCAGAGCTTGGAACTGGAATCGCAGAGAAGATTGCTCGTCTCCGCCCACTCGTTGGTCGCGCAGAGTACGACGTAACAGTTCAGGTTTTTGACTGCGACCTTGCAGTTCCTGGTACTGACCGCGTTTACTACAAAGCCCTTCTTGTTGGAATCACAGAACCAGATGGCGACTCATCATCAGGCGCACCAGCAACATTTGCTCTGACATTTGCAATCCAGGACGTTGAATCGCCAACAGCCTAGTTTATTTAAAACTAGACAAAAAGTAGTTGCACTAGCTCTCACTATCCATGTGGTAGTTTTTGCCCCATGAGCGACAACAGCCTTTACAGCACAGAAGTAGAAGTTCCAGTTTCACCAGCAAAAGCAAAGCAGGCTAAAGCAGAAGCTGCCCCGAAGGGCGATACTGCATTAGACCGACTTCGTGAAGTTATTACCAAGAAGGTAGAACGCACGGTTGTTTTGCTTGAAGTCCCAGAACGTCCTGGTGTTCATGTTCGCATTAGTCCGAACATCACCCAGAATCAAATGCGCAACTGGCGCAAAGCATCTGGTGAAGATTCACGAAATGGTCTTGATGCAACGAAGTTCGCATGCATGGTTATCGGACACACGACTGTTGGTATCGAGATTGATGGCGAAGAAGTGTTTGATGAAAACGGAAATGAAATCACATTTGCTTCACCGCTTCTTCTTGAAATGACCGAAACATCACGTCCACTTCCAGATTGTGTTAGAGCATTCTTTGGTGTAGACCCACACGTCGAAGCTGCTGCATTAGCAATTCTTGATGCCTCTGGCTACTCGGATACGGTTGATGCCGTGGACCCCTCGAAGGGGTCTTCGACGAACTAGTCGATTCAGCAGAAATTAAAACAGCTGCTCGACTTGGAGAACTGTTCGGGACAGACCCCGTAAAAATCCTTCAATCAGACGACATTGACTGGATGATTAGGCTCGCCTGTGCTAAAGTTATATCTAACGACCGCGAAGAGCAAGAGCGAAAGTCGAAGACTCAGCAGGCTTAGACTGCATAGCTCGGCCGCTTTTACACTCACGTGACTTAAAAACTCACATGGAGCAGTAAAGGTATGGCAGACGAAAAAATCGTCATAAAAATTGATGTAGACGCAAGGACTACTTCGATTGAAAAAACAACGCAGGCAATCAAACGCCTTAAGCGTGAGTCAGGCAAATTCTCTTCTGGCCGTAGTGACGTAAACACCTATCTAGACAAAATGGATAAGGGTTTAACTAAAAGTACCAATAAGCTTAAAAGGCACTTTGACTTTGTGGATAAAGGTGTCAAAGCTTTTGGTGGCGTGCTAAAGAAGTTTGTATCTGTAGCTTTAAAGGGAATAATCTTAGAAATGGCTGCTCTTGGCGCAGCAATGCTTGGAGTTCATGCCTTATTTGTTGCTGGCAAATTTCTAGCCAAGGCATATTCAGGGGCAATGCAAATACTTGCTGGCGGTGCCGCGGCCGCAACAGTGGCAATAGCGACGGCTGCCGCTGCAATACGCGAACAGCAGGCAGCAATGTACGCATACCGTGGGAAGGGCGCTAAAGAGCTTGGTTCTGGGTTAGACCAGGCACGAGCAGGAATGCGCGCCTTGCAAATGGATGCAGACCTAGCCGGTCTAGGTGTTGCTGCACTGAATAAATCATATGCCGTCATGTCGAAAACAATGAGCACACCACAAATCAATGCAAGTACTGGTTTGTTTAAGGGCCTTATGGACTTCGGCTCCGCCGGTCAGGACCCAGCAGCCGCAGCAGAAAAAGTTGCAGCAGTAATTGAATCTCTGTCAAACTCGAAGAAGAGTCTTTCTGATGTTAAAGCTGCTGCAAACGCCGTTGGTCCAGAAATGGCAGAAGCACTAAAGAAAGCAAACGTAAAAACAAAAGACCAACTCAAGCAATTGATTATGTCTGGAAAGCTTGCAGAATTTGGCGGTGTTGCAGGACAGTTTGATGCTGTAAATAATACTCTTATTGGCAAAGTTAAAACATTCTTTAATTTAATAAAGGGTCAATTTGCTGACTTCGGACAAGGATTTCTAGAACCGGCAAAAGTAGCAATGCAAAAAATATTTAATATCATCTCTCGCGATATTAGAAAGTTGATGGCTACAACATCAGCATTCGGCACCGGAACATTTATGGACTCGCTGGTTTCTGGTGTCGATAAGGTCAGTTCATTCATGGTGAATGTTATTGAAAAATGGCTACCTAAAACGCAAGGATTCTTTAGCAGGATAAGCAATTGGTGGGATTCATTTACCGGCGGCTGGAAGAGAATGGTCGATTCCATGCGTCCATTGATTGATGGAGCCAGAGTTCTAGAGAAGGCATTTTCTCCAATTTGGGCAGCGATAAAACAGGGCGGAATCGACAACCTAAACAACTTCAGAGAAGGATTACTTGAAAACGAGACCGAAGTTATTGAGTTTGGAAACAGAGTAGGCGACCTTATATCTGGCATTTCAGATTTTGCTCAAGGTCTGAAGAATGCATTCTTCGATATATTGCCAATAATCAATGACGTAGTTGGTGGTCTAACTATGATGTTTAAGCAAGCTGCTGGATTTATGACGATGTTTAGTGGTAAGGGTTCGTTCTTGAGTCTCCTTCCAATTTTGACAATGTTCCTTGGCGGGAGAAAAATGTCCGCCACAAAGGGCGGGTTTATGACCGCTGGGAGCATGGGTCTTCAGAATATGAACGTCCAAGCTGCAAACGTGAATATAAATGGCGCAGGCCCTGGTGTTGGCGGACCAAGGGCCCCTGGTGGCGCGGCTCCAGGTCCGTCTTCAGGAAGAGTAACCGCCTCGCAAGCAGCGAAGATGAGCTCTGCTCAGCGCGGCGGGTTGTCTCCAAGACAGTATATGCAACAACAAAATTCTTTAATTGCAAGTCAGTTGACAAATACGAATACACAATACAACTCTACTGCCACACCTTATCCAGGAATTGCCATGACTCCAGCATCCGGTCCGCTCGGAACAATGAATCCATTTGTTCCCGGAACTGCTTATGATGATGCAAAAAAGAAAGGAGGAAGATTCACAAGATTGAACCAAGCTCGCGGAAAATATAGCGACTTTGCAAATAAGCAAAGATATGTGCGAAGCAGCTCGCAGTACGGTGGAAAACTTTTTGGCAATGAACAAACAGGTCAAAAAGGCATAAATAACAGTATGACTGCAAAAATGGGGACCGCAATGGCTCTCAGTACTATGAGTCAATTCGCACCGGAAGAAATGCGTGGAGCAATGGCTCTCGGTGGTGCCGTTGGTGCATTCAACCCACTAGCAGGACTTGCCGTTGCAGGAATCGGCGGTGCCACCCAGGCTCAGGGCGCCGGTAAGGGTGCTTTGTCCGGTGCAATGGGTGGCGCTGCAATGGGTGCATTCTTTGGACCGGCCGGTATTGCCATCGGAGCAGGAATAGGACTGCTTGCTGGCGGAATTATGGGTGGAATAAATAAGCTCAGACAGCAAGCAAAAGAAGCGAAAGAGTCGATAAAGAGCACGGTAGGAAGCGTTCTGACTGGAATAATGACAGAACGTTCAGTTGAGTTTGAAGATAATTTGAATGCCGTAAATCGTGGTGGAATTACTAAAGGACGCCGTGGCTCTCTTGAAGGCATCGGAGCAGAATTTGTTTCAAAAACAAAACCGCTAGGAGAAAAAGCCAAGCAAATAAGACCAGGAGATATTCGCGGCTCAAGAGATTTTCTACAAGATATTTTTAAAAACCAAGCTCAATACGGAATCAAAATGACCGAAGACGAGCTGAAGAAGGCACTTAAGGACCCAAGCAGCTCGATACGTGAGTTCACAAAACAAATAGAAGAGCGTGGCAAAGCATTTACGATGCTTGACGATGTAAATACTCAACGTCTTGACATGCTTGAAAAAATGAGTGGAAAAACAAGACCAGAACTTGAAGCACTGGCAAAAGACTTAGGTGTAAATCTTTACGACGCAACAATAAAGTTCGACGAGATGGTTACAAAGTTGAAGATAAATATGTTGCGTTCAGCCGATGAGATGAAAGCGGCGAACATGAACGCGCTTCTTGATTCAACGAATGTCTTTGATGCGGCAATCAAGCAGATGGAAGCAACATACGCGATTGATGCAAAGTCAAGAACCCTTAAGGACCAATTTGATGCTGGGAGCCTAACGGAAAAAGGCGTTCTTCAGTACATGCAGTCGCTACCTTCCGACTTAGCCGCCCTCTACAAGGGAGATGCCGTAAAGGCATTCTATGAAACAAGAAGGTCTGTTGGGACCGCTGAAGGAAGCCAATTCCAGACCGGTGGCGCGCTCGAGGGTATGGCCGATGTTTTCTTGAAGAATCCAATATTCCAGGATTACCTAAAACAATCTGAAACAGCATTAATCAATACTGGCTCAGAACAAGTTGGAGCACTTCTAGCTAAGTCTGGATATGCAGCAGACAAGGGAGCAATCACGTCTGCAATTTCAGGACTAGAACCTGGAAAACAAGAAGCATTCTTGACTGCACTACAGAACGGAACACTCCCAGGAATGTTCTCTGATAAGACCGACGCCGCAGGAAGAAAACAGTCTGGCGGTGGAATAACAGCAGTTCTTGCTCAGCTTGGAATGGACCCAGCAACACTTGAAAAGATTCCAACCGAGCAGCTAGACGCAGCAACAAAAATGGATGAGGCTAGTACTGCATTTAAAGATGCCGTTCAGCAGTACGTTGACAACACCGCAAAGTTCTTCGGCCCTGATGCAGCAAAACCAGATTGGTGGTCAAAAGAAGCAATGAGTGAGATTATGGGTGGAGATACATCTTCTCCAAGAGGAAAAGGAATCGGCGACACTACATCTTCTCGCCTCGCGCAGACGATGGGTCGTCATGCTGCAATGAATGGCCAACTCACTGGAACTAGAACAATAACTTCTGCATACAGGACAATGGGTCTTGGCTCTCCGAGTTCAGACCATGTGACTGGTCGCGCATATGACCTTGTCGGACAGAACCTTGGTGCATATTCAAAGCTTGTTCATGCAAACGGTGGTTTTGCTGAATTCCACGGGAATAATGCAAATAGGCATCTCCACGTCGTTCCGGGTCCTGGCGGAATGGGTGACACTACAGTTCCATCGTTTGGAAAGATGCCACAATCAACGCCAGCCAGAAGCGGCTCAAGTGTTACAAACAACATCACCGTAAATGGTGCTCCTGGCCAATCTCCTGACGCAATCGCTGCTGCAGTAATCCAGAAAATTGAAGCGCGAGAGAGAAATATCAGGGAGCGTAGATAATGACAACAGGAGATACAGTTGGGCCATATTACACAGGCTCTATTCACTATCTGCAAATAAGACGGCTCAGCCTTGAGACGGTGGGTAGCTTTTATAAGGGATATCAAATAAAGGGTTTATTTAAAGTCACTGACTCCAGGCTCGCGAAACCGGACGAACCAACAGGGGCTGGTTGGCTTAGATTGAACAACAAGCAATACTGGAATCCATTTCCACTTTACTCAAAATACATTGAAGAATACAATGTTGGCGACGAAATGGTTCAACAGGTATACGAACTTAGGTCAACTAGCGCAAACACCAATGACCCAAGTGGGGTGAGTGTTTCTAATCTCGCAATAACAAACACGCAAAGCAGACCTGGATATACTTTTGTTGATGTTGGCACATCAAGATTGTTTCAATCTTCAATATATAGGGCAACATTTCAGTACGTTCAGTGGTCGGAGCTCAGCAAGGGTGGCGTTTCTTCAAATGCAAAAGGAATAAATCCATACGGTGGGAACTCGGTTCAAGTGTGGGTCAAGGTAACTGGGGATGGAGCAACCGCAGACAGTGGTGCTACATACTGGTATCACCCATTGTTTCAAAAGTTCTTTGTAATACCATCTAGCGTCCCATATTTGATTGGGGCTGTTGGCAATACGACTAAAGACTCACTGCAAGAGGGTAAAATACTTGCATTAATTGCTCAAGGAAACACCAGGGCACAAGCAATTGCTCTTATTGAATCACCTCCCCCAACGCCAGGTTCTCCCGGCGCAGGAGGTGGTGCTGGTGCTGGAGGTAATGGAGGAGCTGGGTCTGGGGGCACTGGCGGGAATCAAAATGGCAGTCAGTCAGAGCAGTCGTCTGCCCCGAAAGCTGCAATAAAAGCTACTGTTCGCGTTCGCGGCAACTTCGGATTTGTCGCACCAGGTGAGCCAGAGGGTGGAGAGCCGCAAATGGTTCAGTACTACAAGTCTGGAGACAGCCAACTACAAACAACTGCTAGACATTATTTCCTTCCAAAACCCAATCAGGTCAATTATCAAAACCTTGGTTCAGAATGGACGGAGATAGAAAGAGTTGGAAGAATACCGTTGGTTGACTGGAAGAACTATAGGTTGATGAAAGTCTCCTTTCAGTTTTTGGTTATTCCAGACAATACCTACAGAACTGGAGCATTCGGAGAAACCGCAGACGATGGAATAACATTCTCGATTGACGAAAAGCTGGAGAATCTTAGGAATATGGCGGCTAGGCCTTACCCGGTAATACTTTACGGATTCGACGACCTGCTAATAAATGCAAACCCATTTTCTATGTCAACTGGGGCAGGTGTGCAATTCGTAATAAACGATTTAACAATATCCTCTTTAATAAGAACTGAAACTGGTTCTATAAATAGGGCTACGTGCGACATAACACTGCAAGAAGTACCAATTGAATACATAAACATTATTTCACTGCCAAAACTTGTTCCAGGGCAGATAATTCCTCCTGCACCAACTATCGCGACACCAGGATTTGGCGAGCGAGATTCATTTGTAGATAGAACAAAGAAGTATGGGTAATGGCTACAAATTTTCAGTATACAAGTCCTGATATTGGTGCTTATTCTGGAAACGTGCCAAATACTGCTGGCAAAATTTCAATTGGCTCATTATCCGATGGAGTTATGACCAACATTGACCATTCAATAATTTCGGTCAGCGTCGAATACACCATGAATCAATCATCACAACTTAGTTTTGAGGTTGTAGAAACTATGAATACTGATTATTCTCAAATTGCAGAGGCTGAAAAAACATATCCAAGAGTTCTTGAGTTTGCGGAAAATAACTATTTTCAAATTGGTAGAGATGTTATTTACGAAACAACAACTTTAAACGAAATAGACAACACAAATAATTCTGGCATAAACTTAATAAAACAAAAACAACTTTTTGAGATAGCTTCACTAACATTTGCGCAGGGTCCTGGTGGAAGCCCGACTTGGCAGGTCAAGTGTTATTCAAAAGCAATACAGCAAATGAAACGTGACAGAAATCCAGGAACAGTAAAAGGAACTGGAAGCGCATTCGTAAAAAATGCAGCAAAAAAGTACGGATTGAAATACTTTGGAGAAGAGACTTCAAAGAAGCAGGTGGTAACAAAAGCAACTGGAGACAAACAAGCTGACTCTTTGTGGGACGTTCTGGACCGACTTGCTAAAGATGCAAAATTCGTAGTTTACGAAGTTGATGGGTTTTTAGTATTTGCTTCAGAAAAATATCTTCTGCATAAATGGGGGATGGACAGTGGAGACACTGTTCGAATTTGGAACAAGAAAAAAACAAGGTTTGAACCAAAAGGGACAAAATACATACCCCTTCAATACCCTGCTGTTGGAAAGGGCGCACCTGGATATTTCTTTGCCATGTCATACCCAACAATAAATGTTTCTACAAACGACCCTAGATACGGTGATGGCTCAATAACAGTAGATAGACAAAATGGAACACAAATACGACCAGGGATGACGGCGTATGTAGGAAATGTGCCAAGCCTTAACGGATACTACCTTATTGATTCTGTAAGTTTTTCCGACAGGACTCCAGACCCAGTTACGGTTAGCTTTAGAAAGCCAACACTTGAGCCAAAAGAAGAAAAAGAACTCCCAGTTGGCGTTAGGTTCTTGCAGACAAACGCCGAAAGACCTATAGCCACAAGAGTCACACCGAGCACGGTGCAATCAGCCCCAAACGGCGCTTACTTCCCCCTTCCGACACAAGCAACAGAAAATAATTTTGCATCCACGTATCCGCGAATGAAGAGCGGTTTGATTTCAATAGGCAATATCCCTCTTTACTCAAGGCCAGTACTAACTTTTAACGGAGAACCAAAAACAACATTCTCAATCACAATATTTCAAAAACCGGATTTGACAATCAATCCAAATGGATGGAAGCCTGGGAATACGGCTGTCCTCATAACACCAATATGGACCGTTGGTGGTTTTGCTGTTGAGCTAACAGAGGCAGAAGCAATTGCTAAATACCTTTCTGATGGATTATTTTTAGCAAAACTAGACAGTCCTGCTAATGCAAAAAAATATGCAGACTTTATTCATAGGCAGCAGATAGAGATATTGCGAGTCAGGTTCCCTGAAATCGACTACCACAACGGTGGCGTCTACCCAAACACGGCTGGTTTGACATGAGTAATTTGAAAATTATGAACCTTCATTCATTTATGCACTTTAATGTAAACTTTACTTGTCAAACTCGAAGAAACAAGGTTTAACATGGGTTCCCCAGATATTGTAAACAGAGAAAAAGGCTCATCTCACCCGCTTAGGCCTGGGAAGTTTTATAGCGGAACAGTCACGTATGTGGACGCATCTGGCCGTGTCACGGTAAATGTCAAGGCGCTTGGCGCCACATTTGGTCCGGTAACTCCGGTTGGTGTAACAACTCTTAACAAGATGATAAAAGGCGACATTGTAACCTGCACGTTTACAGATGAGTTTTTTACTGACCTAATAGTTTTTGGCTCATCAAAGATAAAAGCTGATGTATTTGCTTCTAAGACAGTTGTAGAAAATCTACTGTCGACAATAACTAGCCTTCAAAATCAAATCATCGTCTTGAATCAGCGCGTAACAGCATTGGAGAACGCGTAATGGACATGATTAAATTCCCAGTAAAGTTTGACAGAAGCGGTTTCCAGAAGCACAGCGACGGAAGCGAAGACTACTACGCCCAGCTTCTGACCATATCAATTCTTACAGAGCCAAGAACACATGTCTTCTCTCCTCGTTTTGGAGTACTTGACCCATCGTTCCGCGGAATCGACAAAGGTGTATTTATTTTGAATGCGGCAAGATTCGTGCCTGAAGTACAAATAACAAATCTAAACACAAACATAAACACAAATGGAAATGAAATGAAAGTTGAGTTTTCGTTTAGGGTAAAAGGCGAGGTTGGCTAATGGCCGCAGATTTTTCTAGATATATCGACCTAAGTATTTTCGATGCTGAACCTGGTGATATTTACTTCGATGCAATAGAAATTGCAAGATTAACCCTGCCCGAGTTTAACCTGCGTGTTGGAACACCAGAAGACGCAATATTCCAAGCAGCAGCATATATAAGTTCATTGAATATTGCATCAGTTAATCGACTTCCGGACAGATTGATGGAAGGGATAATTAATATTCTTGGCTACTCAAAGCAGCAGGCAGTTGCCGCTGAGGTCGATGTAACAATAACTCTCGATTCTTATTCCGGTGGAACCGTACCTGCTGGAACGATATTTAGCTATGAGACATTGTTCGAAGATGAAGTAACAGAATTTGCTTTTCAGACTGTTGAGACACTCGTCATTGAGGGAATTGAAAACCCTGGTGAAGAGGATGAGCTACCTAGCGCTTCTGTGACTGTATCATGCCTCAGCCCTGGAGTAATCCCACCGATAACAACCCCAGGTACCGAGCTTAGCGTAATTAGTGCTGGAACAAACATTCTGTCTGTTGAAACTTTTGCAAACTTTGCCAATGGAATTAACGCAGATGAGGATTCTGACTATCTCTCCAAATCTGCAACATATCTGCGCTCATTGAGCTCGGCGATAAATAAATCCTCACAGCTAGATTCGTACATACTATCTAGCTACCCAAGCGTCGTCAGCCGAGTCAAATCATACGACCTGACTGACGGGGACACAGGACTCGGCGATATCTCTGTTCCAAGAACAGCAAATATCGTAACAACATTTCTTAATACCGAGCTGGCCACAGTTGAAACTGATGAAAATCATTTGTTCGTCATCGGAGATGTTGTTTATTTGGAAGGCTGTGGAGCTTCTTTTAACGGTCAAAAAACAGTTACTGGAACATCGGATACAACATTTTCATTTGTAAGCGCATTCTCGAACTCTGGGAGCACATCCGTTACCGGAACAGCATCTGCCGGGATTGAAAATCCTGGCAACGTAGCCGTATTTACTTATGGTCTGAATACGTTTTTGACACAAACAGAAAAAGAAACAATACTTCTAGACATTACAGATAGGTCTGTTGCTGGTCTTTCTTTCAATATACTTGACGCAAATTTGTTAACAATGGAGCTGGTTGCGTCAATAGTCCTCGACCCTGCGTTCGTGCAAGAAACATTGCAGGAGAATATTGAAAATAATATAATTTCATACCTGTCGCCTGCTGAATTTCCTTATACGGATGACAGAGTAAGAAAAACACGCCTTATCTCCCTGATTAGCAATATTCCTGGCGTTGTTTACGTTGAGTCCCTGTCAATAACTGGGACAAACGACGGATGGTTGCCGCAGTTCGGAGACGATATTTTGTTCTTGGACAAAGGGTCGCTTCCACTAATTTCAGCAGAAGATTTGACCATAACATACACATTGGCTCCCGAATAACATGGCTACAACAGTAAATCTTTTATCGGCCAATAGCGCACTACTTAGGTCTACATCAGCAAGCGTTAGCATCCCCATTTCTTCTTCTGGAACAGAATGGGTAACCACCAACAGCACGCTTAGCATTATCCCAACAGAGTTCATTACGAACCTGAGATACGTATTGCGTGTTGCACCATCCGGGTCCGGCGACGTAACAATCATTCTTGACGAGCAGCTTTTGAGACTTTCCGAGAACGGAAAAACACTATCCTTTAACGCAAAAGTAAGACCGTCATCAGAGTGCACCGTGACAGCTCAGCTCGTTGTAGATGGCGAAACAGCTGCCGAACCTTACCAGCAGACTTTGTCAGGTGGGCTATATGGCTCGATTCAGTCCAATACGGTTGTGGTTCCTGATGGCGAAGAAGCGCACAGTGTATCTGCGTCAATAACAGTATCGGGACACGGTGGTGGAAACATATTCCTCACATACCCAAACCTTATTGATGACAGAGCTTTTTACAATAATCAATATATTTCTCTAGCAAGAAACTTTATGCCAGATTTCTATTGGGAAATAGATAGCGCACAGCAGCATCCAACCGCCCCATTCCACAAACTACTAGACATACTCACATCAGCTTCTAACGAAGTTATGAATGAATATAAGGAAATCTACCCATTTGAACGTGATGAAATTACAAATGCAGTAGAACTTGCTGAACCAGTGGTGAACAGCGCTCTTGTGAACCCTGCATTCGTAAAAGATAAATACGTTAACTGGCTTTCACAATTTACAGGTTCTACCGTTCGGAAGAACATATCAAAAGCAGATGGGTCACGATTCTTTTCAAACTACGCAGAAGAACGAGCTTTTATCGAATGGCAGCTGCTTACTTCTTATTACGGACGAAGCGCTGGGACCAGGAGCGCGCTGATTAATTCAGCCAGACAGGTTTTGATTTCCACCAAGGACGACACTGAACCAACCAAAAGCGTTTCTATAACCCCAAATTACGATGGAGATAATTGGAGCTTTCTCGTTAGAACCTTAGAGAACGAAACACCAGACGCGTCTAATGGCGAGTCAAGCTTTTTAGTTCTTGCCGCCATGGAACCAGCAAGACCGATGGGTTACAAGATTTTCCACGAGACGATTGATGAGTTTTACTTAACTCTTGACGATATTGCGTTTGGACGTCTTTCAGAGATAAGACTTGGTGTAGTTGTCGCCCCCACAGACGCCCCAGACAGCATTACGGTGCCCTCTGTGACGTCAACAACTGCAACCCTAAGATTCTTGCCCCTATCTGTTCCTGGGGGCGGAGACGGCGGCGGAATTATCTCCAACTACCAATATGCGCTGTCAACAGATGGGACAACATATGACCCATACGTTGCCCTGTCTCCCCCAAAGGGTAGCCCGCCAATAACCATAACCGGTCTAAGCAGTTCGACAAACTACTACGTCAAGCTCAAGGCAGTTAACGAGGCTGGTGTCAGTGCTGTTGAATCTACACCAGTGACCTTCACGACTTCAGCATAAATAAAAATGATAAACTTTTCACTTAATAATAAGGAGATTTAAAAATGGCTGGCTCAGGAATCAGAGTATTCGCTTCTGGAGAAATACTCACCGCAGCACAAGTTAATGGCTACCTCATGGACCAGGCTGTTGCCCGTTTTGCTGACGCCGGTACGCGTGACGCCTCATTTGGCGGTGCTGGCCAGCCGGTCCTGACAGAGGGCCGTATTTGTTACCTCGATGATGTCAACTTAATTCAATTTTATGACGGAGCTTCATGGGTCAGCTCCTCCCAGTTTACCGTGGGCGATGGAACAATTACAGAAGCAAAATTAGCTGCGAACTCCGTAACATCTGACAAAATCGCTCCAGGAACAGTCATTGCAGCCGATATTGCTGCTGGAACGATTACGGCAACGGAACTAGCAGATGGCGCTGTCACGTCAGGAAAGATTCTTGACGGAACTATTGTCAATGCAGATATAAATGCTTCTGCTGCAATTGCATTATCAAAACTAGCCACAAGCACAGCTGGGAACATAATTGTCTATAACTCTTCAGGTGTACCAACCGCAGTAGCTGAAACTGGAGACGTAACAATCTCGGATACTGGAGTTACCGCAATCGCATCTGGTGTCATTGTTGATGCCGACATCAATTCCTCAGCAGCTATTGCCGATACCAAACTAGCGACAATTTCGACGGCAGGAAAAGTTTCAAACTCTGCGACAACAGCAACAAGCGCGAATACGAACTCAGCGATTGTCGCTCGTGACGCCAGTGGAAACTTTTCTGCTGGGGCCGTATCAGCAACCAGTGCATCAGTATCAGGAAGATTTGATGGAACATCAATTAGAGAAGTTGTCTTAGATGCTTCGGTTTCTGCAAGCGTTGTTACAGCAGACTACTCAACTGGTGATATCTTCTATGTTGGTACAGCACCTTCAAGTAACTTTACGGTGAACCTGACTAATGCACCAACAGACAATGGAAAAGCAATTACGGTCGTTATTTTCGTAACACAGGGTGCAACTGGCTACATACCGAATGCTGTTCAAGTTGCTGGAGCTGGTCAGACAATAAAGTGGGCAAATAGTGCCGCACCTGTACCAACATCTTCTGCCGGAAAGATAGACATCTTTTCATTTACGTTCATACGTCGTAGTTCTGCGTGGACCGTATTTGGTAGCTCAAACCTAGGTTACTAATATGCCGTTTTTGGCTTCTGTTTCAGCTAGACAAGGCGGTTTTTTGCTCGCCAATGCTGCGAAGCTTCCTGCCCCGACATTTGGTGCGTCAACCGGAACTTCAGGCGGCTACACGTTCTCCATATCAAATTACGACGCGACAATAACATATTCATTTTCCGTATCAAACGGTGGTAGCGCATCGCAGGTCGGTGGAGCTGTTACGGTAACTGGTCTTGGCAATAACGTCACTGCAACATGTACTGTTACCGTCAACAAAAATGGCTGGTTAACAAACTCATCCAGCACAACTGGCACTTCTTTCTCCCAGCTAGCAACTCCGACATTTGGTGCGTCAACCGGAACTTCAGGCGGCTACACGTTCTCTATTTCAAACTACAGCGCTCTTAATACATATGCATTCTCTGTAACGAATGGAGGAAGCGCTACACAGTCATCAGGGACGGTTACTGTTACAGGACTTGCCAACGCAACAACTGCAACATGTACGGTGAATGTAAGTAGAATCGGATTTGTTGCAAACTCAGCCAACACAACAGGAACATCATTCTCTCAGCTTGCAACGCCAACATATGGTAGTTATGCCATTGGAGCAGACCCAGGAAGATTTAAGTTTAGAGTTTCTATAGCAAACTATGATGCGCTAAACACATACACTGTTAGCGTAAGTGCTGGCTCCTTTACTCGTTCTGCTGCGGCAATCACTGTTACCGGATTGTCGGATAGTCAATCTTCTACTGTATTTGTAACCGCAAGTCGTTCTGGGTTTGCAACCAGCACTCAGGCTTCAGAAGCATTTTCCGCACCAGGAACTCCATGTACTGCTGGAACCTTCTTATCTGGGCCTAAGTACTTTAATACATTCGGTGGTGTGGTTAATGGTTGTGCCTATAACGATGTATGCGATGGGAACTATGGCATTGTTCTATCGTTCGTCAGTGGTCCATGCGCAACATTGAGCGGTGGAGACTACTGTAGTGGATGCTCCCCAGCATACTAGAAGATAGTATGCTTTTGATTAAGGAGAAATTATGAGCGATAGCAAGCAGGAATTTAAACATTTTGCTTTTGTGGTTGATGGAGTAGTTGTTGAGATAATGTCAATTGCATCTAGTCCAGAGTGGAATAACTTTAATGAACTATATTCGTCAAGGCCGACAATCATTGAAGTTCCCGCAAGCCTTGAAGAATTTGGAAAAGGTTATAGGTGGGATGGAGAAAACTTTAGCCCTCCAACAGAATAATGACACCTTGGCAGGAGTATAAGAAGAAACTTGGAGAAACACGTCCCTGGGATGTAGTTAATCTAAAAAACCATACAACAGAAGAAGAAGCAAATTCTCGACTTGCTGTATGCGAAGTATGTCCAAGCCTGTTAAAACTCACCCACCAATGCAAAGAGTGTGGTTGCTTTATGAAAATCAAAGTTAAATTGAAAGCCGCAACATGCCCACTAGGTAAGTGGTGATATTTAATTTTTAGACAAAATAATCTAAATAAAAATGAATTGTCATGGACACTTATTCTACAAATTGGAAAAATCAACTAAATAGCAATAATAGAATATTTGTATCAATAGCTTCTTTAAATGAAGAAGACCTGCTAAATACAGTAAAAAATATTTATGAAAAAGCAGATAATCCAGATGGTGTAAGAATCGGAATTTGCAATCAAAAAACAATTGGAAGTTTTGAAGATTTTTCAAATTTTAAAAATGTAAAAACTATAAATATAAGCCACCCACTAATTCGTGGGATTGGAATTGCTAGATGTGAATCACTATGGTTGTGGGGCGGTGAGAAATACATCCTTCAGGTTGATGCACACAGCCGATTTGTCGAATCTTGGGATTCAAAACTTATCAGCTGGTATAAAAAACTTGAATGCATAAACAAGAATATAATTATTTCTCAACGCCCATCTGCTTTCACAAAAAATAAAAATGGGGTTATTAGTTATGATACGAATCTTCCAAGCGTTGAAAAGTTAAGAGAATTTCAAATTATTGATGCAATAGAAAAATTTACAAATACAAAATTTTCAAATGAATATCGAACTTCAATTTCATCAAAAATAGAGCATAATTTTATAAGTGAAGATTTCATAGAGCATTATCTTGTTGCTGGTGGATTTATATTTTCAACATGGAAATTCTTTACAGAAGTCATGCCGGACCCGAGAATACAATTTTTCGGAGAAGAGCACACTATCCCGATGAGAGCTTTTTCACGCGGATATTCAATCTATGCAATAAACGATATTATTATCCACACCCTTGAAAAAACAGATGAATACCTGGATTCCGATATTGCACGGGATGTTTGGCATAACATCTTCAATGCAGATATTGCATGCACTACCTATCTACACTTTATTGACTATTATAAGAACATACTTACAGCAGGCGAGCTAGGCTATTATGGGGCCACTGATATGGAAACATACAATGAATATGTAGATAAACTGGGATTTGATTATAGGAATATAAGTGGAATTGAGTTTTATGACTGAAATGATTGGAAGAGACGGCTCTGACATATTCCTTTGTAGTGGCTTGTTTGATAAAGAAGAAATAAGAGAAATACTTGATTTCTACATCTTGAATTCTGGTGAAATTCATAACGATGGAAAAATATCTGGTGAATTTCAGACTATACAGATATCTGAAAGCAATATAGATATTTCTAAATACGTAATTTCAAAGCTTGAAAAATGTTTGTTTAATATTTTTAGAAATACATTTTCCCCAATATCTCTGCCCGACAAGAGGACTTCTATAAAAATTCAGTCAACCGGACAGAGACATCCATTACATAGCGACTCCTCAAAGACAACTCATTCCGGGTATAACTATGGAGAGAATCTTGCCTATTCAGGAATTTTATCAATGTCCGATGACTACACGGGAGGCGAGGTTAACTTTCCTGGAGACAAAGCTTTTGCAAGGCTGGGTGCTGGCGATGCAATTTTTTTCCCATCACAAAAACATATTCACCAAGTAGAAATGGTTGATTCTGGAAAAAGATTTACATTCTTGACATTTTGGGAAAATTGTGAATAGTGATTTACATAATTCAATATTAGATAAATTAAAAAACACACAAATATCAGATGTTCAAATAGACCCATTTGGGTATTGCAATGCAAAGTGCTGGTTTTGCCCTGTTAGTACTCATGGGAATATGCTTGACTACTCCAGGCATATGGATGTTGACGTTTTGGAAAATATACTTTTTGATATTGACTCTGAAAAATCAAAAGATAACGGAATTATTTCGAAAAGATTAAGGCAGATACACACTGCTCACTATAATGAAATTTTACTCTATAAGCATTTTGAGGAATTTTTAATTATTCTTTCAAAATTTAAACTTAAAATGCTCATACTTTCAAATGGGGTAAATTTAACCCCAGAAAAAATAGACATTATAAATAAGTATAAGGATTCAATCAGTGGAATATATTTAAACATTCCAGCTTTTGAAAGAAGCCTGTGGTCGGAAAGAACCGGAATGAACGAGTTTCTTTTTGATTCACTAATATCAAACCTGAAATATGCTGAAGCCAACCTCGTATATTTCACACAGAAAAATTCTTTCTCTATCGGTGTGAATTGCCCTACCTATGATTCTCTTTCTGAAAACGGAGGAATTATATCGAGCTTAAGCAATTTCCCAAATATTGATTTACGTACAACTGATGGGGAACTGGATGTGCAAATAAAACAAGCAAAACTTTTATTCCCGTCCTTAAGGTTTCATCCAGAAACAGATTTGTACGATAGGGCAGGACTGTTGCAAGAGTCTTCGATTATTTCAAATTTGCACTTAATTAATAAAAACAATAAAAAATACGTAACCGATTGCAGTTATGGTCCAAAAGGTCGAACTTTCGGATGGCTAAACATAAACAGCAAAGCAGAAACATTCTTATGCTGTAATGATTTTAAATATGAATATGTATTTGGGAATATGCGCGATTCTAAATTAAGTGAGATTTGGTTTAGCGACAAACATGTAAACACCATTAATTCATCATTCAGCGAGATATGTACTAGGTGCATACATTCTGTATGGGCGGACCAGCGTGTATAGCGATTCCATATTTTCAACCACATTCGCAGAAATAGTAAAGAATATAGATTACTTTGCAGAATTTTATAGAAAAAATGGAATTCTTGTATTTGAAAAGCTCAACGCATCGGAAGAAGAACAATATGAAATACTCTCGCTTCTTGGAGACAATCTTGGATTTAATCCAAATTCATCAAATAAAAACGAACTTAAAATCTGGCTTCGTTATGAAGAAAATCATTCCAAGTCTCTTGAGCTGAGAAATCAATTTGGACCTCACCCACTTGATGATGAAATATTAATACATTGGCACTTAGAGCACATAGAAAACGATGTTCCACAGGTTGCTGCTGCTTGGAATATGTTGAAGAATAATGTCTCAAGCCCAAATAATGGCTCTACTGGTTTTGTGAGTTGTTCCTCCGAGAATCTCTCCACACCAGATGAATATATTGACTTCTTGAATCGGGTGGAAATAAAATGCACCGAAAATACCGGGTGGGAGATGGGATGGGATTCCTCGGATAGAAGGGCCGTGATTACTCACGAGGTGACAGGAAAGAAAATAATTCGCATCTGCCCGCTTGGACACGTTCAGACGGTTGTGTCATTTGACAGTACAGAACCAACCCGTGAGCATCAAGAAATGATGAACAAAATTAATTGGTGGTTTCTTGAAAAAATATGGAAAGATAAGTCAATTCAGTTTTGGTGGGAATGGTCTGTTGGTGACCTTGTAATTCCAGATTTAACACAAATGGCTCATGCTGTAAAAACAGGTTTTAAACATAATCAACGAAATTTTGTTGGGTACTGGGCCTTCGGTGATGGATATGAAAAAAGAATAAAAAATCCACTAAATACCTAACAGTGTTCCAACTGGTACGTACCCGAAATCAAGACCTTCAACTTTTTCAACATCTTTTTTTAAATTAACAAGCCATTTAAAATCTGCATCTTCTTTTCTCATTGAGTCGTAATCAAAGTGCTCTAATCCATGACAAAACCATGACAGATACGAATACCTGACTCCAGAGGTAACTGGAAGTATCTCGTGTGCACCAATGTACGATGAAGGGTATACTGTCACCGAACCAACTTTACCCTTGTGCGTAATCCCCCATGTTTTAAACTTTAACTCCCCGCCATCGTAGTTATCGTTTAGTGCAACCGTCGTCGTGAGTGTGTTGTATAGCGGGAAAATGTGAAGCGGGTTATAGGTATCCCCATCATATGGAAGCCCACAATCAGAATGTGAACCTATGTACTGCCCGGGTTCATACCTTGCAATATGCCCATTTGTTCTCCATGTTAATTCAGAAATAGAAACAGGAAAAACTCTTGCGTACAGGACAACGGCAGAGTATATGGCATCGTCAATTAATTTTCTTATTAAATCATCCTCTTCTGTCTTGCCATCGTATTGAAAGTTATCAAAGCGTGTAGGTCTGGTATCAACTGAATTTTTTGAAAATTCGTACCCACCCTGATTTAGCTCTACTGAATCGTCCACCTCAATGTAGGCCTGCGGACTAGAACCTGCCTCAATTCTTTCCAACCACGCAAGACTCCTCTTGTTATCCAAATCCAGCAATCCGTCAATAGCTAAAATTCCATTTCCAAGATGACGAACATTCACGAATGCATGCTTTCGACCAAAGACAGGGCAAGGGCCGGTGCCTTTGCACCAAGTGTTTCCAAATAATTTTTAAAATCTTTTCGTAAATTCGGCATATAAACGTTTGTTGAAAGATTGGCAATTTGAGGATTTTCTATAGGGTCTATTATTACTTCGTTTAGTTCAACATTTGGGCTACCGTGGGAGTACCAACCAAGATAGGTGTACCTATTCCCGCTGGTAACCGGTTTCACTTCATGAGCAGCAATGTAATTTGAAGGAAACATCATTATGTCTCCGGTTTTTGGTTTATATTCGATGTCCAAGTAGTTAAAATAATGCTCTCCACCACTGAAATCTTCGTTTAAATATACGATACAAGAAATTGTATTCCTTGTAGCAATCTGGTCGGATGGTTCAGGCATGCCATACGTGTAATCGGCACTAGTATCGGAGTGTTGTCCAAGAAAAGTTCCACCATGTTCTACCGAGTATGAAACAATATGGCCTTTTACCTTCCACCAGACATTCTTGTAGGCAAGTGGAAAAAGAACGAAATACTTTAATAGATATAAATCTTTCGATTTTTCAATGAAGTGTAGGAAAGTTTTAATTTCTTCATCCTCTACTCCATGTATTCTAGATGCACGTCTTGGCATCTCGTTGACCCCATCTGCGTCAAAATAGTATCCGCTCCTGTTCAGGAATAAAATTGCCCCTGTCTCCGGGTCAATTGCCTCTGTGTACATTTCTGAACGTTCACGACTAACTTGTTTTTCAGCAAATGAACAAGCCCATTCAGAATCAAATGTTATTGCATTCTCGAATAAGACCACACCACCACCAAGATGTTTTGCATCGACATCATTGAACAAATAGTTCATACCTTTTCCATAACAATAACCTCTGCTGTCTCCGTATACCTGTCATCTCCCCATTGCCTGACGGTTATAATCTCAACATTTTTTATAATATTTTTATTGGACATATTACGCACCTCTTCTTCGTATCCCTGTTCAGAGTAAGCCGAGGAATTCACACTAATAATCGCCAAGCCCCCGGACCTCAGCGTGGAAAGTACGTTTATTATATTCTCTGGCCCAAGATGGAGTTTAGTAAAAACACCTGAGCTCAGAGCTGCATCATATTTATTGTAAAGCTCTTTATTTTCTTCTTTTATGTTTCCAATAAACAAATTTTCATAAATGGATTCATTCGTTGGCCTAAGAGACTGTCTTGATAATTTTTTAATTTGTTCGAATTTTTCGCTTGTCGTCTTAATCATTTCTTCAGAAATATCAATTCCATCAAGGCCGATGTTGGATTGATTTTTTAGCAGATTGATTCCAATTGCTCCAGTTCCGCATCCAATATCAATACAGTTGGATGAATTCAAATGTTTTAATTTTTGAATAGCTATTTTTACTACATTTTCCGCTAGGGCATAATTTGTTTTATCAATAAAAGCATCATACGATGAAGCTTGACTATCGTAAAATGCTGCAACGAATTCATCTCCGTCTTCCTGATACATTTCCAGGGCAATGTATAGACTCTCAACTTCGTCCGGTATTTTCATGGTAATTAAAATTTATGGATGAATTCCACGAAGTCCTCTTCGGATTCGCCTATATTTTCAAATTCTATAATTCCCATTTCTTCGTACTTTCTCCTCAACCATTTCCCATTTCTATCCAATAAACCTAACTTTGAAACATTTGGGACTATCTTAGCTGAAAGCATCCTTCTAATCCACGCTTGGGCTGGGTCGTTGAGTAGGTATGGGGCTATGTCCTTGGTTTTTACACCCATCTTCTCAAACACTTCCTGCTGAAGCATTCTTTCACCGAGCTTAAGCGTAGCCTCAAATGCAAATTCCTGTCTCTCCATTATTTCTGAATCTGTCATTTCTGAATATACTTCCCTTAGTGTAAGAACCCCAAAAGATATGTGTCTTGCTTCGTCGGACATTACATTCCTTAGGAGTTGTTTTAGAAGTGGCTCGGCTGTTAACTCACGCATGTAGGCCATTGATGCCAACCCTAAACCTTCAACCATAATCTGCATCCCGAGATATGTCATGTCCCAGCGGCTGTCCGAAATAGTGTCATCAACCAGACTTTGAATATGCCAGTTGAATGGAAGCACCCCACCGAGTTTTTCACTTGCGTACCTTGAAAAAACTTCTGTATGCCTGGCCTCGTCCATCACCTGCGTTGATGCATACAACTTTCCGTCGTACCAAGGACATGTCATTGATATTTTTGCAGAGCACATAAGAGCAGCCTGCTCTCCATGTATAAACTGTGAAATCATCCATCTTCTACTTTGAACGCCGAATTCAAGCCACTCGGATTGCCCCCAGTGCTCAACAGGGCTACCCTTATAAACAGACATATCCCTACTTGTTCCGAAGTTCATGTAATCTTCGGCTACGGATTTTTCAACATCCACGTCCGTAGACCAGTCAAGGGCGGTTGCACCATCCCACTGACTTGACTTTGCCTTTTCGTAAATCTTTTTTAATCCTTCTCTTTGGCGCGAGTAGTCCCATGTGAATATTGAATCAATATTGCTTTGAACTATGTGATGAATTTCATTTGGGTCCGAAGATGGGGCGTCAACAATTGCATCAAAATTATAAATTTTTACATTTCCCTTTAAATGGCCAAAAGTATCCTTTGTTACCGTCATGAAACAATGGTACTACACCACCATGGGGCTTAGTAACCCGATTTATATGTGGTCTTTTTCTCTGGTCCTAAAGTTAAAAAGCTTTTCATTTACTCCATTAATGTGCTCATGTTTAGAAGATATGTGCCTATCGTAATCCTCGATTATTGAGGTTAACCACCACTGACCCTCGTTCTTGTAATACTCGTCCGGGACAATCGGGGATACGCCTTTTTCTTTGTCCTCTGAACCCTGCGCGAACCAGCTCAGATATGAATATCTAGTACCGCGCGTTATCTCATGTATTTCATGAGCGCCAAGATATCCGGCTGGCATCAGCAATATGTCACCAGAAGCAGGAGTAATATCTATCCCAAAATACGGGATTGACATATGACCACCAGAAAATGAATGCTCTACAGATTCATCATCCGTTGAGTCGTTTATATACACAAGCGCAGAAAGGACGTTTCTTGTTGCATGTTCTGTTTTTGGTATTGCTCCGTACCTATAGTTAACATCGTTGTCACAATGCAGGCCAAGACTCGCCCCCTCGTCGTAACATAGGACATGACCGGTTGAGCGCCACCACAGACACTGCAGAACTGCTGGGAATAACTCTATGTATTCAAGAAGGCACTGGTAAACGGCATCGTCGCATTCCCGAAAAAATGGGTGAGTAAGGCTTTGTATTCTAACTGGTGCAGTTCTCATTGACTCTAGGTCGTAAATAAAATCACCCTTGTTCACTGCATGTGATGCATTTCCGCTGTCATCATAAATAATTGTAAAATTTTCTTTTCTCCAATTTTCTTTAATCTCGCTTAGATGCTCTATTAATTCAGCTTTTGGCACATCAAGTACATTTTTGAAGAGCACAGTTCCGCCACCCAGGTGTTCTGCATTGATTTTGCTCATCTTGAGTAAGCGCTCCAGTCCTGGGTTTCCATGCTTGATGGTTTTTCGGGCTTAAAGTTAGCACTAACGACTATTCTTTCTGTGTTTTTGTTTTGATGTCTATTAGTCATGTGCATTAAGTAAGAATTAAACACCACAAGCCCACCTGTCTCTGGTTTTATTGAAACACTTTTTTCTAAAGTATTGCATGCATCAACCATGAATATAAGGTCAGCGCTCCCTTCTGGAGCACTTGGATAATACGCTATTGAGAAAAACTCCTCATCATGCATGTGCGTGTTCGACTTGTGCGAATGAGCAGCTACGGATTGACCGTAATTTAAAGTCAAAGTCCATATCTCAGAAAGAACCATTTTTACACCAACTATTGAATTAACTGCTTCGCTGAGTGTGTTTATCAACTTTTCTGATTCTGGCTGTCCAAATGGATATCTTTTATCCTCGTAATATGTGTGGTTTTCTTTGCTTAAGAATTGCTGCCCTATTTCTCCAGAGCAATCTTTTATTTCTTCTACAAGTTTGTTGTTATTCACATTTTTTATTTTTGTTTTAAAAACATTGACTGTTAGTAAGTTTACTATTTCAGCATTACTCATAAAAGAATTCACCAAGTTTTAGTGCTGTTGGCGGGTTGTTCCTATGCCAAACATTGGTAACCATAACTTGTCTAATCCCACTTTTTGCTGGCGTAGTGCCATGTACAACATGTCCAGCATCGAATATTATTAACCGATTCCCACGATAGGCGATTCGTTCCCTTTCTTCTATCGGTACCAGTAATGCATTGATATTCTCCGCCTCAATCGCCATTGGAGTTCCGTCAACAAGAATGGCTTTGTTGTAAATTTCAACAAATCCTCCTTCACTGTTGTCTAATCCATAATAAATTGAACCCATAAGCGGTCCACTAAATACTTTTGAGTCGGCATATAAAAAAGTGTCTTCGTCAACATGGACATCTAGGTACTGGCCTGGGAGGTAGGTTCTTGTCCAGTATTCGATTCCAAGTATCTCTTCTTTATCGCAAGGAAGATTATTCTCCCAAATACCTTGAACCACCCTTTTCCTTGGTGTGTTTGCTGGAGACCTCCACCAACCATCCCAGAACATATATGGCGCAAAGCAGCTCGCTTGCTCGTAGTGATATGAATTTAACTCTGATGCAATCCTGTCTTCACTGCCCATTGATTCTGGATAAAAATCCTTATCCTCGAGCATTTCCTGGTAAGTTTTTGCGTCTATTGCGTTATCTTTAATCAGCATACTCACCACCCTTTATGACTATTGTCAGGCCATAGAAAATCGGGATGTGATAAGTCCGACAGTCAGTTCTGGACTTCATTTCCTCATGATACGACCAAACCGGGGATGCATGCGTTTCGTTTTGGTACAAAAACGCGCTGTCAGAAGAATTTTGCACAATTAAAATACCGTTGTCGTTCAATCTATCAATGTAAAAATTTGGTCCTGTAAATGGGTTTTCCATATCCTGAGACCAACCCAGAATCATGTCAAACTTAATGTCCTTATTACTTTCGAGACCGCTCGTCGTTACAACCTCGTAATCAATTGGAGTATTAACTTTTTGAAATTTTTCATAGAGTGCTAATTTTTTGTTATTTAAAAAATATATTTTAGATTTAAAAACATCTTGAAACTGTTTCAATTTAAACCTATCAGGACCACCCGAAAGTGCTAAGACTTTGTGCTTTGGAGATATGTCCATGAGCATCATCACCACAAGAATGGGCATCCACTGAGACTGGCCATACGATTGAGCCAAATTTGGCCTCGGATAATGGATGACAAATTCGAAATCAGAAGCTCCGCCAGTAGCGATGTTTCTTCTATCTACGCCAATAGTTTCAAATAAGTATTTTGAAATCTCTACAGACTCAGGACCGTCTACAAGCGTTGATGTTTCTGCAAAACCACGCCAATCTCCATACCACTTTGTGTAGTCAAACGCTCGGTATGGTGCAAATTGATTATCAGCCATTTTCTAGAGCCTCGTGAGAAGCGAACTGAACATCAAACCACGAACGTCTAACTGCTCTAGCCAATACTATGTTCTGTTTTTTGATGTATGCCTGCGAAGCTGAGTTCTCTGTGAATGAGTGTTTGTATACATATCTATCGCGTATTAGGTTCACAAGGTTGTCGATGGTTAAATCGTCGAATTCTTCTTTGCCGTAGCCGAGTATGTACAGGAGTGATGCAAGGTTCCTGGATGAAATTTCAAAATCTTCATCACTTAAGTATTTTTCAAGTTTTTGACTATTCATTTTCTTTGTCTTCGTCTTTAAACATTGCCACAAGTTGACACATGATTACTGGATTTCCAGCAACATAATATATCCCCGTAGCAGAGTCCAGCTCAATCACTTCATTATCCCAATCAGGTAAATCGGTGATTGATTCACCCTTGCGCCTGCTCATATCAGGATTCTTGATGTCCTCTTCGTTATTCATCATGATTACCCAATAGTTTATTTAGGGCAATTACTTCTTGGCATAGGACGTTGTATGAATCGAACATTGAATCGCCTTCGTTGTGCGGATTCTTTTCCTCTGGGTTAAATGAAGAAACGTCAATACCCATAATCATTGAAAGCGTTGCTATTGATTTAGACAAAAAAGCAACTGCTTCATTGATTGCAATTTTTTCGTCGTATTGTCCAAGTTTCATGTCACTCCAGGTTTGGCTCATTTAGTTTCGGTAACCCAACAAAAGATGGACCAATCTTATTGCCATCAGCGTCCAATCCTGTCCTAATTCCTTTCGTCCATGTCCATGGGTTATCCCTATTGTTGGTCATTTTTAGTTGTCCATATTTCTGCCTGGCATCCATTAGTTCTGGTTTATCCCATAAGTTTTCCACGATGAATTCAGTATTTTCATGAATAGAGCTATCGAATATTGAAAAGAACATAAATGGCATTCCAGCACTAAAAGTAACAGGCTCTCCGACCTTGGTAACCATCCAATTCATTTGAAACTCATCTGGCCACCAACTACTTGGAATTATTGCACTGAGTGCGGATGCTCCATCAACCACGTAATTCGGAGAACCTCCAATCCATGTTTCGTACCCATCTGGTGTTCCAAATGCCCACCCCGTAGAAAACGAAACCATTCCAACTATTCCGCCGTAGGCGATTTGACGACCCTCATATTCACCGCCAGAAAGAATCGTCGGAACAGTATGCCCGCCATCCCATTGGACGACTACATCTTGTTGAAGTACAAGTTCCCATCCGTAGACATTTGCGAATGTCATTGGCAAACATTGATAGGCGTGTTTGTTGTGTGTATTATCCATCCACTCTCGCTTAATACGAGATTGTTTTATTTCAGGTGGATTCTGCGTTGTTCTTGTAAGGGTAAACTTTGGCACGCTAGAAGACTATCATTCGGAAATAGGAAAACATGCTCACCCTTGACCATACATATAGTGCTCTGGCTTGTGGGTTCTATCGTTGTAGTCAAACATTGTTACTGCTACATACTTTTTCCCACTTATGATTGGCAAGGATGAATGAGCGTAAATAAAAGTTGAAGGGAAAAAAACGATGTCTCCGTATTCGGGTTTAATCTTAATATCCAAATAAGGAAACCAAAGCTCCCCACCTTCATACTCATCGTTCAAATACATAACTGAGGAAACAGTGCAATTATAAGAAAAACCATGGTCGGTGTGGATTCCAAAATGCTGTCCAACGCCGTAACGAACATAATTAATAGATTCCATGAATTCCATATTTATGTTGTATCTGCTTTGATAGTCAGCCAAACATTCACGGAGTCCGTGATTTGTGTCATCGTAAATACTTTTTATTTCCAAAAACTGCGGGGGGCAATCTTGCAAATGTTCAATTCCCATTTTGCAGTCCACACAATCCCTGTACTCTGGCATTTTTACAGCGTCACCCACCAATGCGTCCATCCACATATACGGCGGTAAAGAGCTAGTCCCAATTGTGTTTTCCAAGCGTTCAACCAAATTGAGTTCTTTAGGTAATGCATTTTTGTAAATAATAATGCCCAACTTAGGGTCGCCTACATGTAGTGAGTGCATCACAGAAACTCCTCTATCGTATAAAAAGCTGGAGTGGTAAATCTTTCTCCAGATGTAACCATACTAACTCCATGGAGGTAGTTTATGTCTCCTGGGTGAAAAACGGCAAGACCAGGTTTTGGTTTAATCACCATATCGTGTTGGGGGTAGTAAAGTTCACCACCAGTAAAATCTTCATTATAATAAAACAATGCATTTATATCGTAATCAGTAAAAGGGTTGGGCGAACCATCGGGGAGTTGTTTGTCGGCGTGGGGCTCCTGTTGTATGCCGGTAAACCATCTAATTATGCATGGGGGCCTAGTGGACACAACACAATTAAACGTCTCGTTTATTACCTTGCCCATCTTCTCGATATAGGAATCAATCAATTCATATATTTCTGGGTTTATTTTCTGTAGAATGTCATAACCGCATTGACGGTCGTTCCAATAATTTGCATCGTACAGACATGTTCCGTCCTCTGCGTATATGCTTGTTGGTTCTTGGTTTGACCATTCCTTTATAGACCTTGCAAATAAATTTATTTTAGAAACATCTTCAGGGTCTATAAAATCTTCTATTACGTGGATATTTTCTTTACTTGAACCAAAAAATCCAGGTTTAACTCCCCATGGAGATGTGTCGCTGTTCATTGAGGTACTTTACCAAATATCCCAATAAATTCACGTTCGTGTGGCTCAAACCCACCAAGTACAGCATGACACATTCTAAACAGGTCTATTATCAAGAGGTCCCCTGGGGACCATGCCCAACCCTTAATGTAGCCACTGCCCGGGAGAAGAAGATTTTCAAATTTCTTTTGAATTTGTATATATCTAGATATTTCGGTGATGCTTGGCTTTCTTCCATCAAACGACACTAATTTCTCAACGATATATGCTGGGTCAATCCTTATCAGCTCTGAATTGTTTGTTTTATTTATTCTTATCGGGGAACGATAGTTTTTATCTTCTTCATTTTTGTGATTAGTAATCACTAAACATTTTTTTAAAAAATCAATTTCCTCTTCATTGAATGCATGCATTGTCTCCTGCCCATCACAGAACAACGTTATTCCATTTGATTTATCGCAATCAAACTTAGTCATATTCCAACATGATGCTGCTGTTTCAATGTTGTTCTCAATGTGCTCGTAGTGCCAGCTCACGAGAATATTATGTCTTGAAACCTTGCCAGACTCTCTACTTATTGAGAGATTGTGGTTTTCTCTATATCCACCAAGGTTCGGAACGATGTCAAAATTTTTACAGAATAATTTAAATATTTCTTTTTGTTCTTCTTCGCTTACACTCGCTTCTTTAAAACCAATAAAACCTTCTATCTTGAATTTTTCAAAGTAAAAGTTTTTATTTAGTTTTATAGAATCTGCATTTTGTCCCGTAGTCGCGTCGAACAATGCAATGTCGCCCAACTCGTAATGAGGCTGCTCCAAGTAAGAGATGTTACCCATTATTACCACTAATTACGTAAAACATGGATTTATGCTTCCCGAGTCTACTGCTAGGTTTATTTTTCTCTATTGCTTCAATTTCATTTTTTTCCATTGCCCTGTAATGACCGAACAACACATCCCTGCCTTTGGCCCATTCATCAGCAGGGCTTCCCCTATGCATTAGGTTCCCATGCCAAATCAAAACATCTCCTTTGTGTGGAATAAAAACAAATGGCTCAATTCCTTTTGTCTTAATTAATTCATTATTGTACTCGCAGCACTGTTGTGGATTGCTTTTGCAATTTTCCCAGTTTATAATTTCTGAATTTTTTAGCCACTTATGAGACTTTGGTATCAACTGAAATGGACCGCAACCTTCATCAACGTCGCTCATGGCTATGTGCACACCGATGTAACCATTTGCACCAATTGCATTTTTTTCTAAATAGTCGGTGTGCCAGTCTGTTCCTGATGTACCTATTCTTGCCTCTGATATGTGTAGGGCAAAATATTTGTTTAAATGTGAGACTACCGAACTTACTTCATCCCCGCAAAGCATCTCTAGTATTTCTTGACTTCTGAGGTATTCGTTGCGCTCAATGTATGTTTCGTATGATGTTTTTTCTTTTCCAAGAACTACATGTTTTGGTTTATATTTACCCATGAATGCATCTATTTTATTTTCAGGAATCAACCCATTAATTACGGCGAATCCATTTTCCCAATATTGACTGATTGAATATTGGTCAGCATTCACATGTCAGATTATAATCACTTAAATCTTGGAGGAAAGTACGGCGGAAAGTATGGCGGGAAGTACGGGGGGGCAACTGGGGTTACTGCGGTTGAATATGCCGAAAAGTCACTGACGCCATATACGCTTTCCGCCCTGACTCTAAATTGGTATGCAACTCCATTTGTAAGACCAGTAAAACTTATGCTGCTAGCGTTTACTACAGTTTTCTCACTAGTGAATGGAGACGATTGAACCCTAAAAGTAACAGCGGTAGCTGCGGCCGTTCCGTTGCTGCCCTTTGTCCAGTTTACGGTGGCTGCGGCGTTGCCCGCAGCTGAAACACCAATTGTTGGGGTTGCAGGTTTGATTCCAGGTGTTATGGATGTTGATGATGACGACGCATTTGACTCGACGCCATTTGATGAGATGGATGTGACAGTAAAAGTAACAGCAGTTCCAGCAGTTGTGGTTATTGCAATTGGTGAACTTCCCCCAGTTGCGGTTTCACCAGTGCTAGCGTTTATGCGATAACTAATCGTACCTTTTCCAGTATATGTTGGGCCAGTAAATGGAACCGAGGAGATACCAGTTCCGCTGTCAAATGATGGCGTACCAATCGTTGGTACTCCTGGAATTTTACCGCCTGAATCTTTTGTTGCCATAAGTTATGCCGAAACGTCTCCCACCAATACCCATGTATCGGTTGCTCTCTTGATGAGCGTAGCATATGACCACTGTGCTCGTAGTTTAAGCCCTGGTGATGCATTGATTGTTACTCCAGCCCCAGCAGTAACCGTTGTTCGACCAACTCCTGTTTGCAGGATGTTTATCTGCGAACCAACCGGGAAAGCTACTGATGAGTTTGGCGGCACTGTCAGTGTATGGGCACCGCTGTCACCCATTTCAACAATCTTATTCTTGTCAGCCAACACAAGCGTGTAATAGCTCGGTTGAGCATTCGTTGATACGTCGGCGAGCTTTCCTAGGTCAATTTCGGCAGAAGCGCTTATATCAGCATTTACGATGACGCCAGAAGCGATAGATGTTACACCCGTATCGGAAATTGTCACATCGCCAGTCTCCGCGACAGATGTAGGAACTCCAGAAGAGTTGTAAACGATGATGTTTCCAGCAGTGCTTGTCGCAAGCTTGCTTAAGGCAATCGCTGCAGAAGAATCGATATCAGCATTAACGATGGTTCCATCAGCAATCATTGTGCTTGTTATGGTTCCAGACGGGGCACTAAATGTTCCAGTGAAGGATGCATTATTTACTGGAGCGTAGAAAGAACCGCTCTGCCCATCTAGAAGGTCGGCATTGAGGTTTGTTACTACTGTGCTTGAAGAAACACTTAATGGGGCTGTTCCTGTTGCCACCGTACTCTCAAACACTTCTGCAACAACTGGTGCTGCTGAATAACTGGCATGAGCAGTATTGATTGGGTCAGCTGGTTCTATCTCGTAGGAATCAAAGAACTTAAACTTTCCGTCAGTTGCATCTCTGAAAAGACCAGCATGACGATACGTTCCGTCATTGTAATTACCCACCCAACCAAGGTCTGGGTTTGTGATTGTTGAGCCATCGTTAAGATAAATAAACGTGTCTTCAATTGCAAGGTTTGTTTCATTGATGGTTGTGAGAGTTCCGTGAACACTAAGGTCTCCACCAACAATCAAGTTGCCAGTCGTTTCAACTTGAGAAAAAGTTACAGAAGCGCTTGTTGCTACTGATTGTCCAATCGCTATTGTTGGCGTTGAGGTCTCCCCAGTCCCACCAGTAACCGTCACTCCGGTTCCGGCGGTTATTACGCTCACATAGTCGCCACTCGTATCAGCACCAAGTGCAACAGAGTTCGAAGCAATGGTTGCGGTTAGTGTTGCATTTCCGAGATTAGTAAATGTTGCAGAGCCGCTAAGGTCGCCGCCAAGGGTTATTACTGGAGACGCAGTTGCACTTGCTTTGTTGTCCAACTGTGTTTGGATTGAAGATGTTACTCCGTCAACATAATTTAATTCTGTTGCAGTAGCAGTTACTCCAGTAAGGTCTGTAGGAGCAATAGAAATGTCTGCTGAACCATTAAATGGTTGACCAGCAATGTTGCGGGCGGTTTGAAGAGTTGTTGCAGTCGAGGCATTGCCAATCAGCGGCGCTGTAACGGCAGCAAATTGCACTGACGACGATGTCCCTACAGCCTGACCAATAGCGATTGTTGGGGTAGCTGTTTCTCCGGAGTTATTGGTAAGGGTTACGCCTGTTCCAGCAACGAGCGACGCAACATAGTCACCAGTGGTTTTTGTGCCCAGGGCAACCGTGTTGTCCGGGAGCGTTACTACTCCAGTAAAAGTTGGAGAAGCTGAGTTCGCTTTTGCTGCAAGTAAAGCCGAATCATTTACCCACTGTGTACCAGACCACTTGAGAATATCTCCAGATGCTGCTGATGTAATTGCTACGTCACCAATAACACCAAGTGAAGTAATAGCAGCCCCATCAACAGCTGTTTTTACAAATGCCGTAGTAGCAATTTGCGTGGTGTTGGTTCCGGACGTAGCCGTTGGGGCCGTCGGTGTGCCGGTCAAATCCGGAGAACTCAATGGTGCTTTTGCATTTAATTGTGTTTGTATTGCAGAAGTTGTTCCGTTTAGATATCCAATTTCTGTATCAGAAACATCAGCAACTCGTGCCTGAATTACTGTTGTATCAACTGACAGCACGTTTGATACAAGATTAATTCCACTTCCATTGGTTAGTGTCTGTGCTGCATTAAACGGTGTGTATGTGATGTTGTCAGTCCCAATAGCAATTGGATTCGTAGCGCTATTGTTTACAAATCCAAAACCAGCATTTGTTGACCCACCAGTTACGAAGCAGAAGTCGCCAGTCTTCATTTCTCCTGCAGGGTTATTGTCAGCGTCTGTTGCTCTTGTGACTACCCAAGGAGCGCTAACACTGCCGACATCCGTAACTGTGTAGATACCGTTTTCTTTAGAATCAGTCTGTGCCTTGAGCAATATTCTACTTCCGACCACAACAGATGCTCCATCAATTGTTCCAATTGCACCATTTGTTGCTTTTGTAATAGTTGCACCGGCACCGCTTGTTCCGTTATCGTATGTACCAGCAAGGTTTCCAGTTGTTGCTGCTACGACAGACTCATGGAAGTTGATACCAGATGAAATATTGTCAACATATTGCTTTGTTGCTGCATGAAGCGCTGAACTTGGGTCATTAGCAAGAGTGACGGTTCCGGTAAAGGTTGGAGAGGCAATTGGAGCTTTTGCGCTAAGCGCTGTATCAAGACCAGAAATCTTTGACATAGCGATTGAGGCTGAAGCATTAATATCTGCATCTACAATCGCTCCATCTGCGATTTTGCCTGAAGTTACTGAACCATCTGCGAGTTTGGCGGTAGTAACAGATAGTCCAATAATTTCGTTTGTTCCAACAGAATCATCATTTAAATGGACTTGTGAAACTGTATTTGCAGGAAGTATTACCAGTCCAGTAAATACTGGACTTGCGCTAGGAGCTTTTGCATCTAATTGTGTTTGGATTGCCCAAGTGACCCCATCAAGGTAACCAATTTCTGTATCAGTAACCCCCGACACCCTTGCCTGGATTACTGTGGTGTCGACAGCAACAGTTGGTGTTGAACCTTCCCCAGAGTTATTAGTAAGGGTTACACCAGTTCCAGCGACAAGGCTTTCTACATAGTTGCCAACAGTGTCAGTAGAAAGGTTTACTGCATCATTAATCCATGCAGTGCCGTTCCAGCGAAGAAAATCTCCGTTTGCGGCACTGGTGATAGTGACGTCGCCGAGAGCATCAAGGGTCGCTCCAGGAAGGTTGCCAACAAAGTACGAGAGGGCTGTCCAGGTCGAGGAGCCGTTACCAATCTTGATTTTCCCTGTATCTGTCTCTAGTCCAACCTCGCCAGCCGAGAGAACAGGGTTCTCGGATGTCCATGATGCAGCAGGGTCACGACGGAATAAAATCTTTTTATAAGCCATTAAGCATTTCCTCCGTCAGCTATTGACGCCTCATCCAGGATTTCCGTTGTCGAAAAACCACCATCAATTATCGCATATCTGACTTTTCTCCAGACCAAACCGGTCCAAGACCATGCTTTTCCAGCAACAACAAATTCATCATTTGTTGACGGTGCAGAGGGGAAAGTGATTGCCATGGGTGCAATTATCCCACATAGAGAACCTATATTTTACAAGGTTTTAGCTTGACTTAGCAAAAGAGATTTACAGCATTTCTGCCCATTGCATCAACTCTTCGTTCCATGCGTACATGCCTTCTGCTGGGCGCGCCACTGGTGGTTGCCAGTCGTGGTTCCCGTCTAGCGTCCAAGATGGGAATGGCTGTGGTGAAACCAGGAAACCTCCGACAAGTTCAGTCCCAATGTATGCTGGTCTTGAATCATCGTATTCAATCCACTCTCCAGATTGCGCTGAGATAAAACTGTCGTCAGCAACAAGCGTGTTGATAACAATATTGTTTTCTATCAAGGCATATTGTTTCATTAGGAAACCGTCACCGTTCCAGAACTTGTCCATCTATAAACGGTATAAGAACCAGTAACTACTGCTGAGACTGTTCCCGATGTTGCGGTTATTCTTCCTGTATTAGAAGTTAAAATCTTCAACATTGCTATACCCGTTCCGCCTCTGTTTCCAGGCGAAGGGTTACCTCCACCCCCAGACTGACCACTATCTCCCTCTCCATCAGCTCCTGCAGAACCACCACCAGCGGGGTTTGCACCACCACCAGAACCATATGTTCTTGTAGTTCCATCAAAAGCACTGCTATATCCGCCTACAGCAACCGTATAGCCAGTTTGTGACCCAGCTGTTCCGTTTGATGTTGAACCAGAACCGCCTGCACCACCAACTGGAAAACGGTCAGCAAAAGAACCATTTCCGCCTGCTGCGGAATAGAGAGTTGAACCGCTAAGTACAACACTGGATGTTCCACCAGTACCACCGTTTACGGTCCCAGCACCACCAACATTCATAGTGTAAACGCCAGCAGAAACAACAACGTTGGAACTTATTGAAGTTCCACCGCCGCCACCACCAAAGCAGGTTACTCCGACTTGACCGTTGTTGAAGCCGTTAGCACCGCCACCGCCACCGCCAACAACCATAAACTCACCAAGTATTGGGGTGCTTCCATGCTGTGGTAACCGAGCTGTCGGCAAGTTCTGTAGTCCCTACTGTTCCAGCACCAAAGGCGCTGCTCTTAAGTTCCCAATTAGTTCCAGTCCACGTCCATGTACGCGAACCTACTGTGTAGATGTCATCTACCGCAGGGGAGTTAGGGAAGTCAATTGCCATTAGGACTCCAACGCTTCAAGACGGGCAGTAAGTGCTTCAATTTTTGCTTGCTGTTCCTGGACAGTTTTGACAAGCAACCAGGTAATTTCAGATGAATCAAATCGTTTGATGTCCGTAGTTTCTTCATCTTCTGGATTCAATTTTGCATTATACGTAGAAACAGTGTCAGGAAGTATTAACTCAACTTCGTCAGCAACAACACCGATACCTTTTGAACCCTGTTGTAACCCACCTTTGCCGTTGTGTTCCCATTCGCAAACACGCAACTGCATGAGTTCTGCTGTTCCTTTTTCATAATCATGAATATTCTCTTTTAGGCGAATATCCGAATACACAGCCCAAGAACCACCACCAGATTTAGATGCTGTTCCACCTGGGTCAAACACAAAAATTGCCTCACTACCAGCAGAGTTCATACAAGAAAAGAAGGTGTTACCACCTTCGTCCAATCTTATGTACTGACCACTTAAACCAGTATTCACACGGGGAAATGAACCACTGGTATTCACCCTGTTTCTTGCAATACCAGCACCAGTCCAAGTTGCGGCTGGTTCACTAATCCAAAAATACAAACTACATTCACCAGTTGCAGCACCATTATTGGCAGCCGATAACCTCAACTTAGCATTAAGACCATGGGTAATTTCTTGAGTTACGTTGCCAGTAAAAGTTGGTGACTCAATTGGTGCCTTAGCGTTTAACTGGGTTTGAATAGCAGATGTCACCCCATCCACATATCCAATTTCTGTTGATGTTACGTTGCCAATAGAAGTAGTAGATGGAAGGACTACTGTTCCAGTGAATGTGGGTCCAGCAACAGGTGCTTTGGCGTTTAACTGGGTTTGCAATGCAGAGGTAACACCATCCAAATAACCAATTTCTGTTGAATCTACAGTTCCAATAGAAGTTGTTGATGGTAAAACTACAGTGCCAGTAAAGGTTGGGCCAGCAGATGGAGCCTTATCATTTAACTGTGTCTGAATAGCAGAGGTTACTCCGTCGACATAGTTGAGTTCCGTTGTCGAAAGCGTCGCGCCGTCAAGAATATTTAATTCGGCAGCAGTAGATGTAACCCCCGTCAAATCTGTTGGAGCAATGGATATGTTCGCAGAACCATCAAATGATTGACCCGCAATCGTGCGAGCTGATTGCAGTGTTGTTGCTGTAGAAGCATTACCAATGAGTGGTGCCGTTATAGCAGCGAACTGCACCGATGAAGATGTCCCAACGGCCTGACCAATTGCAATAGTGGCATTAGACGCTTCTCCTGGTGTATGGGTAATCGTAACGCCAGTTCCCTGGGTAAGGTCTGACATATAGTTACCGACAGTGTCTGTCCCAAGATTGATTGGGTCATTCACCCAAGCAGTGCCGTTCCATTTTAGGAAGTCGCCAGATGTAGGTGTTGGCGCTGTTACATCCGACAAGCCATCCAAGGCAATGCCATTTGCGGCAACCCATTTTTCACCGTCGTATTGCCATGTAAAAGTACCTACGACATGAGTTTGACCGTTTGTCGGGGAGTTAGGAAAATCAATTGCCATTTTGTGCTCCAACAGACCATGCTTGTGCTTCACGAATCAGGTCATCAGGTGTAACCCCTGCAACATTCGCAGCATCCGATAATGACCATACACCAAGCACAGCGTTCAAAGTTGCGACAACACCGACTGCATCAAGGGGAACCTGAATGTCTGGAACCTCAACAACTTCAACGATGTTGTTGTTTGGTTTGGTCGGGTCGTAGCCACCCAAGCCGAAAGTAACTATTTTGTTCATGTTTTGCGTATCCAAACATCAGGCGTATTCGCGTTTAGAGAAAGCGTTGCAGCAGTTGCAAACCCACCCGTTACTGTCACATCTTCACGCCATCCTGTTGAAATAGTCGCAGAAATGTTTAAGCCTACAGGCATTTGTAAATAACTATTGTTCGCCGAAAAGTAATTGTTGGTTGTTGCTGCAACTTGTGAGTTTTGTGCAAGAAAATACAACCCAGGCGAAAGGGTGTGGTTTATTGTAATTTCATAAGTGGTAGATGATGCTGTAGCGCTAACAGTTCCAGCATCTAATTCAACTGTGCTGGGTTGCCCATTTGTGCTGTCATAAATACCGATTCGGACTGTTGCAGTTCCTGAAAATGTTGTACCAGTACGAATTGCAATGCGGTCTAATGTTGTGGACTCTGCAATAAAAAATGGTACATAAGCAGTTCTGTTTGCTTGCCAAGTTTGCGTTGAGTTGCTTGACGGTGTTTTGTGATAATAAGTTGAAACCATAGGAACGGCTACACCTAAACCCGCTGCACCTGTAGCACCAGTAGCACCAGTAGCACCCTCAGCACCAGTAGCACCAGT